TCACGTCGCCGATATTGCCTGCGCGTTCTTACAATGCGCGATCAGTCTCTCCACAAATCCTGCGCATTTCTCCAGCTCCGCCATCTCCACGAACTCATCGGGCGTATGCGCCTGCGCGATCGAGCCGGGGCCGATCACCACCGACGGGATATCGGCCATGCTGGAGAACAGGCTCGCCTCGGTGCCGAAGGCGACCTTGGCATGGTCGTTGCGTCCCGCCAGGCTTTTGGCGAGCGTGACGATCGCGGCATCTGCTTGCGTGTCGAGGGCGGGGTAGTCGAGGATCTCCTCGAAATCGATGCCGCACTCCGGATGCCTCGCCTTCATCGCCGGCTCGAGCTCGGCCTTGGCCCAGGCGACGATCGCATCCGTGACCTCGCGCGACTCAGTGATGCCGATGCCGCGGCATTCGAAATCCACCGTGCAGGTGTCGGGCACGATGTTGAGCGCCGCGCCGCCGTGGACGATGCTGGTGAGCAGCGTCGAGTGCGGAACGTCGTAGAGGCTGTCCGTCGAGCGCGCGGCCACAAGCTTCTCGGCGCGGCGGCGGATCTCGACAATTAACTCGGCGGCATATTCGATCGCGTTGACGCCGTCGGGCGCGATCGAGGAATGCCGAGCGAGGCCGCGAAAGGTGGCGCGCACGCCGTGCTTGCCCTTGTGGCCGATGATGACCTGCATCTGCGTCGGCTCGCCGATGAAGGCGCCGAGCGGCTTGACTTTCTTCTTCGCGACCTCGTGCAGCATCGGCCGCACGCCGACGCAGCCGATCTCCTCGTCATAGGAGATCGCCAGATGAATCGGCGTTTTGAGTCTCGCCTCCACCATCTCCGGCACCATGGCGAGGCAGACCGCCACAAATCCCTTCATGTCGGTGGTGCCGCGGCCGTAGAGCTTGCCGTCGCGCTCCACCAGCTTGAACGGATCATGGCTCCAGTCCTGGCCCACGACAGGCACCACGTCGGTATGGCCCGACAGCACGAGGCCCGGCCGGTCCTCGGGGCCAATCGTGGCCCACAGCGCGGCCTTCTCGCCGGTCTCGTCGGTAACGCGCTCGCCCTTGATGCCGAATGTGGCGAGGTAGCTCTCGATATGGGCGATCAGGGGCAGGTTGGTGCGGTCGCTGATGGTGTCGAAACCGACGAGGTCGGCGAGGAGTTTTCGGATCCGGTCGGGTCTTGAGCTTGGCATTGTCTCGTTCTGTCGAGGGAATGGAGGCTGAAACGCTTGCAGGAACCATACCAATGTGGTGCTCGGTCGGGCAAATCAACATCGCAACCGTCATTCCGGAGCGATGCGCAGCATCGAGCTATGGTGCGCAATTGCGCACCTGAGGATCCATCGGGCCGCATCACCCGCGGTGACATGGATTCCGGGTTCGCGCCTTCGTCGCGCCCCGGAATGACGAGGGAAGAGCTACCAGACCTTGCGTTGCCCGTCGGGCAAAACACCCAAACCGTCGGTCAAGACGCCTCGCCGAAAATATTCCGCTTTACCGAAATTCGGAAACGGCGTATGTGTCGCCGCAACCCGGCCCATGGAAGAGGGGCGTATCGCGATCGTCACGAACGCGGGCCGGGCGGCGGTGGACGCAGATGGCGTTGGCACGAACGGGCTTGCAGGGCGGGCAACCGTGAGCAAGGTCGTCGCGCATACGACCGGTGCCATCAGCGTACGGCAAAATCGTGTGGACCTGTAATCAAGGGCTAAGATATGCAGCGTTTTCAATGGCTTAGGCCAACGAAAAGGCCCGCCTTTTGGAGGCGGGCCCCGATTATGCCCCAGCTCAGGTATATAAAGGCTCTGAGCGGCGCTGATACCGGCTGAGCGGCGCTGCGCCGATCTAGCGGGCCTTGCCCTTCTTTCGCGCGCTACTCGCGGGCAGCGCATCCTGCCACTCGCTGATCTCATCCTCATACCAAACGCGCCGGTTGGGGCTGATGTAGTGCGCGCTGGGAAAGTCTTTCGTTCGGATCATCCGCTGCAGCGTGGCCCTGCTGATCGGCACAATTTCCAGCACCTGCTCCAGCGACAGCATTTTTCTGGTTGCCTTCACTTCACTCATCGCAGTCACTCCCGCCTTCCTTATTTCGCGGCCCCAGGCGCGGGTTAAAAATTCCATCATCGAATCCTGCTCCATCCATTTTTCGGAAAGCGGGCTCGCGGTGCTGGCTTCTATCGGCCAGCTTTTCCGCGAGCTGCTCACTCTGCCTGCGTAGCCACGCCGCACCCCGACTGGCCTCTCGTCATCTGACTTGCCATGCCGGCGTTGCCAGCCGTCGTCACCTGACCCAACCGGATCGAGCGCGTTGTCGCCACGCCTAGCCTGCGCTGCACCGCCTCGAACGAGCCGAGTCCGACCACGCGGACCCAGCCGTGCGCCGCCTGCGGTGCCAGACCGGGAGGGGGACTCGCCGTCCTGTCCCTGCCTAGCGCCGCCGAGCCTGCGCTGCCGAGTCCTGCCTCTCGTTGCAATGCCAAGCCAAGCGAAGCCTAACCGGACCTGCGATGCCGAGCCCGACGAGGACTCGCCAGACCGGGCCGGTCCCCGCGTCTCGGAGCCCCGCCTCTCGCTGCCATGCCATGCCTGCGTTGCCATTCCGAGACGAGCAGCACAAAGCTGAGCCTTGTGCTGCCTCGCCTGCGATTCCGCTCGTTGACGTGCTCTTGCCTAGTCGAGCCACGCCGAGCCACGCCACGCCAGCGGGGCCGAGCCATGCTAGGTCGCTCGCTGCGCTGCCACTCCCATCGATGCAATGCCAGCGATGCCGTGCCGGTCCCCGCCAAGCCTTGGCGAGCGCAGTGCCTCCGTGTGCTGCGTCGCCACGGCAAGCCTGCGTTGCCATGCCTACCCGATGGCGGGCCGAGCCTGACCCAGACTCGCCCAGCGCCGCCTGCGCAGCCGAGCCGGACGTAGCACCGCCATGCGCCGCCTAGCCTTGCAGTGCCTGCGTTGCAGCACGCTGCCCGTCCTTGCGATGCGATGACCCGCTGCTCCACGACTGGCCTGCGATGCGCTGCCATGCCCATATTCCTCACGCTGCCGGTGATGCGCCGCGCGAGGTCGTCTGACCGCCTGCAGTCGCCTTCGGCTGCAGACGATCAATTTCGACCCAGACTTTTTTCAATGATTTGATGTGGCCATAGCGCATCCGCACGCGCCGCAGCTCGCGCATCGCTTCGCGCATCATGATGTCAGCCATATCGACGCGCGCTTCATTGATGTCGCGATAGCCGCCACCATTGGAGCGATCAACCTGCAGGCTGATGACCTGTGGGGCGCCGGTCTCGCTTACGACATGGTACTCGATCAGATGCCGCATCTGATGCAGCCGCCAGCTGTTGGCCGCCGTCTCATCATTCCAGTCTAGGCGCGCGGCCAGCGCCGAATCTGGATTTGCCTTTGCCCAATCAACAGCGTCCTGCGCATGCAGAAGTCCATCCGCGCTTCTCGCTTTGATCGCCAACAACTCAGCACGCACTTGATCGACCGCCATTTTCTTTTTCTCCTCCCTATGCTGCGGCTTCGACATCGCTGCCTCCACCGAGAACCTTGAAGCAGCCCCATCCGAGGCCCGCGCTATCCTTGCTGTCATAGCGGCCTTCACCGATGCCGACCTGCATGCCGACGCGCGAAAGCAGATTGAACACATCATCAGCGGAAAACTGATCAGCGTCCCATCGCATGTTCAGCTTGGCCTGCCAGCCCTCCAGCCACATCGGGCGCACGCGGATATCGACGCCGCCAGTCTTTGGGCGCGCATGCATGGTGTGCCGGATCGGCTCGCCCTTTGTGATCCTGACCAACGGCAGATTATCGACGCGATCATAGCCATCGGCGATCACGAACAGGCTGAGCTTCGCGATGGTCATTTTGAAGCCGCAGACGCGGCAGGCCGAGATCGCGGCATTGCGAAAGGCCGAGGCATTGATGCCGAGCCAGCCTTCTCGCGAGATATGCATCGCGCCCTGATAGGCGGCGTCGAAGTCTTTCGGCTCGCGCTTCTTTCCTTTGCGCGATTGCGAACCTGCGAGCTGCGTCTCGATGATGCTGTCCATTGCCTTCTGACTGAAGGCGTTGATCACCAGCGGCGACTCGCCCTCGATGGTGAGGATCGCGGTCTGCATATTCGCAGGCTTGATGACGACCCGCCCAGGCGCGCGGGGTTTGAACATTTCGTCGCGCACGCTGCTGCGGGCTTCCTGCAGCCCGCCTTCACTTTCACCGCCGTTGCGACCTTTTGCGGCCAGCAGCTTCGCCGCCCGCTGCGTTGCACTCATTCGAGCCATGGGCTCCCTCCCATTTTTCCCGCTGGCACCATGCCAGCTGGATCGAAAATTCTACGCAGGCACCAGTTCCATCGCCTTGCTGTATTGCGCCTGCAGCTCGGCGACGGCTTCAGGCCCTTCGCGCTCGGCAATCTGCTGCAGCGCAGGCAGGCCGCTATTGATCGACGCCATGATCTCGTCGTGGGTCGCGGCGCGGCCTTCGGCGAAAAATTCGACGCGCTCGGGATCGCCGACTTCGAGCAGCACGCCGCCTCGGCCATCGCGAAACGGCTTATAGCTGAAGGTGGACCAGAGCAGCGTCACGCCTGGATTCCTGCGCAGCATGATGCCGGCCGGCGCGAGATGATCCGGCATGTCCTTCTCGTTGCGCCGCATCCTCGGCTGCGTCAGGAACGGGCAAGCCTTCACGCTATAGAGCGCGCACTCGCGATGGCTCGGCGGCTCGGCGCTGACGCGATTCACCGCGCACATCGGGCCGATCACGAACACCATCCATTTGCCGAGCGGCTGGCCGCAGAGAAAGCAGCGCTTGTGCTTGACGCAGATCATCCACTTCTCGCCATCGAAGCCGCGAAACTCGGGCTCACCTTCGACGTAGGGCACGAAGTAAGGGACCGGGAATCCCTGCGCGTTGATCTTCAACGACTTCATGCGATCCGGCAGCTCAAGATAGCGGATGCGTTCGTTCAGCTCGCGCATCACAAGTCCTCCCTTTGCATCAGCTCGCGATAGCTCGCGATGTTGAGGCGAACCTCCAGCCACGCAGAGCGGAAGGCGGCGCGCTGGCCGCGCCATAGATCGGCGGCAAATGCCCAGATCAGCACGAAGGGCAACCCCACCGTCAGCGCCGAGCGAAGCCACATTTGCCTGCCGATCATCAGTCGGCTCCGTTGCTCTCGTCATCGAGCGCCCGCAACAGATCAACGATTTGCTGAAAGCCGAGCTTGCCGATGCCTTCGAGGTTGCGCAGTCGGTTGGGGCCCGCTGCCTTCAGCTGCTCGACGGTCTTGATCCCGGCATTGTCCAGCACATGCAGGACGCGCGTCGGAAGCTCCAGCGCATTGCGCTGATCGGGTGCCTTCCACCATGCGCTATCGGCGGCGGCGCGCTCGGCAAGCGATGCCAGGGTGGTGGCTTCGGTGGTCTGCTGGCTCATAATCTCCTCCATCTCGGTGATGAACGTCATGATGCTTCACTCGCTGGTAGTAGCCCGAGTTGATCGGCGCGCTCGGAGACCGTGCGGCCATCGGCGGTCAGCAGGAACGGCAAAAACACCGCGTCGAACGACAGGATGCCGGTCTCAATGGCCATGATCTGGCCCTTGACCCAATCGCGCAGGATCGAATTGATCGCGACCTGACCTTGCTGCATCGCCTTCTCGCGATGCTGCAGCTCGCCGCCCTTGTGGCGGTAGTTATAAGGATGCTCTTTCAGATACAGCGCGGCCCAGCCCTTGGCGCTGGCGCGCAGCTGCATCGAGCGGCCCCGATGCTTGAAGGCGAGCAGCACCTCGTGCTTCTCATAATCGTCCATGAAACCGATCTGCTCGCAGCCGAACCGCCGCAGCAGCCGCGTGATCTCATCGCGGGCGGCAACACCAGAGGTCGCTTGTGCATAGGGCGTCATTGCTGCATCCCAAGTTCTCGCGGCAGCGCGGCAGGCATCGGGTCGTCCAGATCAGCGCCGCAGTGCCGCACCAGCGCCTCATAGAAAGCGGCGAGGCGCGCGGCATCCTCGATGATGTCGCCGTCCGTGCGCCGCGCCCATGCCCGCCAATACTCAACGCCCTCGCGCCACGTCATCTGCGGAACCCATCAAAAGGATCGGGCGGCGGCCCGAGCACCATCACGCCGTGCGCCCATGTCTGCGTGTAAGGGCAGCTCGGGCAATGCCAGCCATCTGTGCGCGCGATCAGCTCGCGCGGACCCTCGTGATGGTTGGGGCAGGTAAACGGATGCACATGCCCACATTGCTGCCAGCGGTTCAGGTTTTCGACCTGCTCCTCGGTCCATGGTGCCTCGATCATCACTCACCGCCATAGAGCCGCCGCCGATCCGCCAGGCGCAGCTGCTGCTCTTTTTCCAACTTCTTTTCGATCTCGCCGAAGTCGAGCCCGCGCATCGATTCCTCAATCGGCGCGAGGCTCTCCAGAAACATCTTCGCATCCGCCGAGAGCAGGCCCATGCCGACCACTTGCGTGCGCAGGTCGAGCGCCTGCTTTTCAATCTTGGTGATCGCCGCCTTGGTCATCGCGTCGATGGACGACTTCGCCACGCGGCGCAGCTCGGTGCGGCGTGCCGCGAGCATGTTCTCGCCTCGGCCCTGCCAGCTGGCGCTGATCGACGGCGCGAAGGTCGGCGGAATGCCCAGCTCTTTGCAGCGCTTGGCAATGGCCTTCTGACTTTCCTGCACCACGCGCTGCGCTTCAATCGTGGCCTTCTGCCATATCTCGTCCTGATCGAAGGTGTAGACCGTGGCCATCTGCCGTTCAAAGTCCGCCATGCAAGCCGCCGCCTGTTCCTCGGCATGCGCCCGCAGCACCTTGGTGCGATCCTTGATGATCATCGAAAGATCGTGCGTCTCGTTGCGGTTCAGCTTGCGCGGCTCTTCGCTCATTGCTGTCTCATCTTCAGCTGCAGGCGCAGCAGGTCCATCAAGGCATCGATCTGATCATCATCCGTGACGGTGCGGTCGATCTCTGAGGCCAGCAAATTGATCAGCACCGACATGCGATCATCGTCCTTCAACGGCCAGAGGATCACGGTGCTCATCTCCAGCGCGAGACGCTCGCCGAAGCTGGCGTTGCGCCAAGGCTGCATCAGGATGGTGTGGGCGGGCCTCATGCGTGCCTCCTCATTCTTGCGCCAGCTGCTTCTTTGCGGTGGCGATTAGTTTTTTGGTGGCTCCTGCGGTCACCAAGAGCTTCAGCGTGTTGCGCATCCGCAGCAGCTGCTCGGCCTCGCGGCGCTCGATCATCGCGAACAGGCGCGGGTTATCCTCGCGTGCCAGCTGCTCGAAGCAATGCCAGAGGCCGAGTTTGCGGCTGCGCTCTTTCATCCCGCGTGCTGCTCCATCAGCTTGTCGAGTTCATCGGTGAGCCGCGCGTTGACCTCATTGCCGCGCTTGGCTTCAGCCTGGGCGGCAGCGCCGAGCAGATACAGCGCGGTGATATCGGCGCGGACTTTCGCGGCACGCTCCAGCACTAGCTGCTCGACCGCCTTGGAGTTCTGCCGCACATTCTCTAGCTGCTCGATCCAGTCGGTGGCGACCTGATCGATGCTCTTCAGCAGCAGATCGTGCGCCTCCTGATCGAATGGCTCCAGCGAGGGCTGCGTTGATTCCCGCACGCGGATCGAGGGCTGACGGGCATTGCGCGCGGCCAGCTCCAGCAGCTCGGCGGCGACTTCTGGATAGGATTGTTGGCCATTAATGTCGGTCATTGCATCGGTTCCTCGGTTGGTTTCTTGATCCCCTTCGGTCTCGCCGCCCTCGCAAGGCTGGGGCGCAGAGGTTGGGCGGCGAGCCGTTGGATCACTGCAGCTGCAGCGATAGCTTATCCGCCAAGCGCTCCCGCTCGGCGGTGTCGGATATTCTCGGCAGAAGTTTTGAGATGATCACCTCCCTCGCTTCGGACCAGAACTCGTGCAGCTCGTGGTCCTTCATTGCCTTGCGAGACATGGAGTTGATGGCGACGACCGGAGTGCCGAGCAGATCGCCGAGCAAGGTGAAGTTGCCGGTCGCGACCAGCAGCTCGGCGCGGACCTTCTCGGGCGTGCAGTGCATCGCCTTGGCGATCTCGTTGATGGTCGCCATGATGCGCCTCTGCTCGTGCATGTCCCATGGATACAGCTGCTCGACTTCGACAACATCACCGCTGCAATGGCTGCGGTGAAATTCCTTGGCCTCGGCATCGAACGGGGCCCAGCCGCCCGGTGTCACCATCATTCTCATTTGGTCAGCTCCTCATGCTTGGCTTCGGTGTTTTTCTCGAACAGGCGGAACAGCTGCGGCTTGGTTTCCTTCAGCTTCACCAGCATCTCGCCGTTCAGCATCATCCATTCGTCCCACTCGGCGATGGTCTTGCAGTGGTTGAGATAGCGCTGCATCGGCTCGACAAAATCGGACCATGTCTGGCCTTCGTGCAGCTCCAGCTGGAACGGATCGACGTGATCGACCTTCTCGCCAGTCTGCGGATCGACCAGCTCATCCATCGAGCGCGGCGCAGGAGCCGGCCGAGCTGGCGGGCGCGGTGCATTGCCATCATCGTCATCGCCGATGGCGAGATTGAACATCATCACCAGAAGACCGCGCTTGCCATAGGTGATCGCCGACATGGTGGCGTGCGTGCGGGTCATCATGTCCTGACCGCGAATGCCCTGCGTGACGATGGGCATGTCTACCTGGAAGCGGCGCTGCGTCATCCCGTTCGAGAGCATGCCCACGACGCGGATCATATTCGGGTCGCCCATCGGCTCGGTGTTGAACTGGATTCCGAAGCCGTGCCGGGTGTAGATCGGGCGGATTTCGCCATCGAGCCGTGCGAAGGTGGCATAGCGCGATCTGGTCTGCGGATTGTTGGCGTTGGTCGAGATGGTGCTCATCTCGGCCTGCGCCCTCGACAAGGCTTCGTTGTATTGCTGGTCGGCCCTGCGCTGGTCGCTGGCCTCCTGCATCGCGACGAGCCGCTCCAGCTTGTCCACGTCGAAATTAGGGTCCATCGCAGCGCGTTCGATCACGCTGTGATAGTCGCTGGTCTGAACGGGAAGCGGATTCATGAGCGCATCTCCTTGTTGCGCGCTGGGATCGCGCGCAGATTTTCGATCAACAGATTGATGGCGGCCTGCAGCGCCTTGGGCTTGTTCTCGTCGCCCAGAAAAGAGCTGGCGCCGTAGACCATGTCGGCTGCGACAAAGAGCAAGAGCGCTGCGGCCTCCTGCTCGTTGTCGAGCAGCTGGATCACCGATTCATTGGCGGTGCGGCAGCGATCCCGCGCCAGCTTGGTGAGATCGCGAAAGGCCTGCGGCTCTGTCATGCGGCCCTCCTGATCGATAGCTTGCCCTTGCGGTCGCGGCTGATCTGGAACGCGCCAGCGAGGACCTTGCCGACATCATCGGGGATCAGATCGCGGGCGGCCTTGCCGACTTCCTCGTGCTGCTTCGCTGCAGCAGCGGTGCTGTCATATTCTTCGAGATAAAGGAGCAACTCGCCTGACCAATTCGTCGGCTGGGCGATGATGTCGAGCGTGCGCCACTTCTCGGGCGGCGGCGGCGCGGGCGGGATCGGGTAAGGCGGCGTCAGCGTGCGCAGGCAATTCAGGAAGATATCTTTGCGGCGCAACAACTCGCCAGCATAGTCGGCGTCGAAAGGATGCTCGAAGTCGAGCGGCTCGGCCGTTCCTTGCGCGACCAGGAGCGCGGCCCTGCTGGCTCCGGTGCAAAGCCGCTGCAGCATGGTCTGCGCGTAGTGCAGCGGCACAAACTGATCGCGATGGAAGTGCGGCGCGAGGAACTTGACCTCTAAAATCAAATCAAGGTGCGCGCAGTAGCCGTCGAGCTTGGCGCAGACATCGGGATCATCGGGAAGATAGACGACTTCGCCGCGCCGCGTGATCGGATGGCCGAGCCGTTCCTGATACCAGTCGAGAATCAGCGGCTCCATATGCGAGCCCACGCGCATCGCCCAGTTCGGCGGCTCGGGTTGCAGCTGGCCGGATCGAAGCAAGTAGTGCTCAACCCATTCGTACTCACTGCCGTTCATGACAATGCGGGCGCTGGTTCCGGTGAATCTGCCTAGCTGATAATCGAACTCAGACATGGGTCGCACGCTGCCCGCCGCCGAAACTGCGGCTGGCCCTTCCCGAAACAGGCCCAACAAATGTTAGTTAGATCGCGCCGAGCGGACCCGATTGAGGTCCTTCATTCTTATTTTTTCTTCCCCGGCTGCTGCGCCCTATAGGCGTGCATGTCGGCATCAGCGTGTGTCAATTCATTTCACGTTTTTTAAGTTCGTCAAGATGCTCGCTCAGTATTTTCAAGTTCCGACTTGCTCTCAGAAAATTTAATCTTTGGCGCGCTGAGCCGGCTTGATACCGGCTGATACCTGCTGATCCGATATTTGAGATCACGCCGTAGCAGACGGGCTCGCCTCACGCGTTTGCCGAAATAATTTTTGAAGGGCAGCATGCGCCGATCATGAGACGGCGTCTGCAAACTCTTACGACCTTCAAGCGCGTTGTCGATGTGCTCGGCGGCCCGGTGGCTGTCGGTCGCATCACCGAACAGAGCTGCGCGGCTGTCTGCAACTGGCGCAGCTATCACAGCGGTCTGTTCCCGAGCAAATACTACATCACCATCAACGACGCGCTGGCGCGGCTCGGATATCGCGCGCCTGCTTCGCTCTTCAACTTCCACTTCAGCAACGAGAATCAAAACAGCAAAGCCGCTTAAAGTTGGAAGCGGGCGGAAGGGAGCCGCCATGCGTCAGCTATCCTTATTTAAGGGCCGAAAGCAGCGCGGCATCGCTCCACCTCCGCCGCTTGAGTTCGCAACCCACGCCACACTCGCCGATATTCTGAAGCGCTGGTGCAATCCGCATTGGCGCTGGACGCATCTGCCGCTCGGCGAGAATCGCGAGCATCGTGTCAACGAGAAGACCGGCAAGCGCTACTCGCCGACAGGCTCGCGGCTGAAGCGGATGGGCGTCAATCCAGGCTGGCCGGATTTTATTTTTGTCGGCCCCGAGCAGCAGGTCTTCTGGCTGGAGCTGAAGCGCCGCCGCTCGGGCCGCCTCTCCGAAGATCAGAGCGAAGTGCTCGCGCATCTGGTCGCCTGCGGCTTTGCCGTGCTGGTGACGACATCGCTTGATGATGCCGTCGCTACGCTGAAGCAGCTCGGCATTTTGCGCTCGACGGTGGAGCTGCAGTGATGGACGCGGCATCTTCTTCTCACAAAGTATTGAAGCCTGCTCAGAATGAGCATGCACAAGATGTACATGCACAAAATGTGCGGCAGCTACTTCAGGTCATCGCGATAGAGGTCCTCCAGCTGCTTGCCTGCCTTGATGATCGCCTTGACCACCAGCATCCAATACGGCGCGTTCATCCGCGCCTGCAGATATTCATCGTTGCCGACGAGGCCGTACCTACCGCTTTGCTTGATCACGCGGAACCTGAGCAGCGGCTTTACCCAACGCCCTACATTCTGACGCTTATCGTGAATCCGCTCGGCGATGGTGGTCATGTTGGCGGGCTCGCCGCCGCGCTGGTCATTCTCGCGGATTGCTGCCGCGACCATCCACTCTGGGAACACCGATCCGACGTTGCGGCCATCGCGCCGGTAGCCCTCCAGCAATGCCGTCATCACGTCAAGCAGCATCGTCGAGACAATCGCCGATGCGGCGTGTCTCTTTTCAAACTCAGCCGAACGCATGGATGTTGTCCCCATCCAAAAAGCAGAGCCTGTTTCAACCGAAACAGCGAACCCTGCCAGATATTCCCGTTCTCGATCTCGCGCCAGTTGTTCTTTGGGACAGTATCCCTTGAGCTAGAACGGGATGAACGAACTTCACGATCAATTCACGGAGCCGTTTCACGAGAATTTCACGGTGAGATCACGGGGCAACGAAACGCGAACGCAGGGTTGCGGTGATGGCCCAGCAGATCATCACCAGAGCACGGGCGCGCTGGGCTGAGAAGATCGCCAAGGCATGGCAGTCATCCGTTGACGGCATCATCGAGACCGGCAGGCAGCTGATCGCGGCGAAGGGCGATCACGACCATCTTCCTCACGGCGATTTCCTTGCGATGATTGAGAGCGATCTGCCGTTCGGCCCGCGCACAGCGCAGATGCTGATGGCTGTCGCTGCAGATCGCCGCCTGACAAAAGCGAACCATGGTTCGTATTTGCCGCCGCACTGGCGCACGCTTTATGAGCTGACCAAGCTGTCCGACGATGACTTCCGCGCCAAGATCAAGGACGGCACGATTCGCCCCGACATGCAGCGCAACGAGGTTGCGAAAGCCGCGAAGCGCGCGGCGCGCACGCAGCGCGAAGCTGCGCTCGGGGCAAAGCAGTATGCGCTGCCGCAGAAAAAATATGGCGTGATCCTCGCCGATCCTGAGTGGCGCTTCGAAACGTGGTCGCCGCTCGGCCTCGACAATTCATCCCCGGATAACCACTACCCGACTTCTGTTCTGACAGAGATCGCAGCCCGCGACGTGCCGAGCATCAGCGCGCCCGACTGCGCGCTATTCCTTTGCGCCACGCCGCCGATGCTGAAGGAAGCAATGCAGGTCATGGAGTCCTGGGGCTTCACCTACATCACCAATGCCGTTTGGGTGAAGGATCGCGCGGGCACCGGCTACTGGTTCAGATTCCGCCATGAGCATCTGCTGCTCGGCACGCGCGGCAATGTGCCTTGCCCAGCGCCAGGCGACCAATGGGACTCGGTAATCGAGCAGCCGCGACGCGCGCACAGCGAGAAGCCTCAAGCCTTCTGCGAATTGATCGAAGTCTATTTTCCCAGCTTGCCGAAGATCGAGCTGAACCGGCGCGGCCCCGCACGCGCTGGCTGGGATGCATGGGGCAACGAGGCCGAGCCTGCGGAGGCCGCCCAATGAACCAGAACCGAAAGCTAGTGCGCGTGCCGCCATCCTACGTAGCCCGAGGCCGCCAATTCGGCAGCGATCTGGTCGCGCACTATGCCGCCGGCGGATCGCCGCAATCGAGAGCGCGGTCTGGAGATCGAGGCACCGAAGCGAATCCGATCCTGCAAGCGCAAGGCAAGATTGGCGAGATAGCGACAGCGATCTATTTCGGCCTCGATGTTGAGACCTCCGTGAAATGGGACATCAGCCGTCCCGATCCCGGCTTCGACATCACGCTGCGCAGCGGCCTGCGGCTAGATGCCAAGACCACACTGCCGCCCTTCAAGCTCTGCTGGTCGCGTCACATCAATGATCTCTATTGGCAAAAGCAGTTTGACGCACTGGTCGCGGTAAGCATCGAAGAACGCGATTGGTCCTGCTGCCATATCGAGGGCTGGATCAGCAAGGGCGGCTTTTTCTATCAGAAGCAAATCGCTAACGGGGCGAACTGCGGGCTGGAGCGCGGCACATGGTTCGTTGACAAGGCCATCCTCTCCAACATCAGCGACCTGCCATACGTGCCGATCCTGCAAGTGGTAATCCAGCGGGAGACTGCAGCATGACCGCCCGCCGCATCCTGCCGCAGCGTCGAGCCTGCGAAACTTTCGAGATCGGCTTCGGCGGCCTCGCCAAAAGTCACACCATCACACTCGGCTTCTATGAGGACGGCGCGCTCGGCGAGGTCTTCATCAGCGGCGGCAAGAGTGGCGAAGCGGTCGAGGCGATAGCGCGCGACGGCGCCGTGCTGCTTTCGCTGGCGCTGCAATACGGGGCCGAGCTGGACAACATCAGGAGCGCGATCACGCGCGATGAGCGTGGCGCGCCATCGTCCATCGTCGGCGCGGTGATCGACGCGCTCAGCGAGGCGAAGCCATGACCGAGATCGGCATCAGGGAAAAGTTGGAGTGCGTCGAACGCGAGCTGAAATATCGCGCCCGCGTTTATGAGCGGCTGGTTCAACGCGGCAAAATGAGCGAGCCGCAGCGGCAACACGAGATCAAGGTGATGGGTGCCATTGCCGAAGACTATCGAAGACTTTTCGAGCGGGAACGTCTGGTGTGACCGCTTGGTACAACGAGAATGATGCCTATGCCGCAGGATGGCTGCGCAACCTCATCGCAGAGCGACTCATCGCAGACGGTGAAGTCGATACCCGATCAATTGCAGATGTTCGAGCTGCCGATCTCGACGGCTTTGAGCAGCTGCACTTCTTCGCAGGCATCGGTGGATGGTCCCTCGCATTGCGAGCAGCCGGATGGCCAGACGCTCGACCTGTTTGGACAGGAAGCTGTCCCTGCCAGCCCTTCTCGCTCCTCGGCAAGCAGGCTGGATACGCAGACCCACGGCACCTTTGGCCGACTTGGGCTCGGCTCATTGGCGAGCGACGACCTGCAACGGTCTTTGGCGAACAGGTTGCGTCTGCTGCTCGCTGGCTCCGACTTGTGCGAGGTGATCTGGAGGCGCTGGGTTACGCCGTGGGGACCTTGCCTATCGAGGCCGCATGCGCGGGTGCGGACCACTTACGAGATCGATATTGGTTTGTGGCCCACGGCGCGGGCGAACAAGTGGGGCTTTCCCGACAGCCACGGCAGCGTGGCGATGTGGCCGACCGCGACAGCGAAGTCGGACAACGCGCAGGCGGGCGGGATCGGCGCAGCAGCAGCGCATCCGAAGCGCGGCACGACGCTGGCGGGCGCAGCGCTCTGGTCCACGGCATCGAGCCGCGACTGGAAGGACACGCCAGGCATGTCGATCAAGCGCGAGAAGAATCGCACGCGGCTGGATCAGCTGCCGAGGCAGGTTTTCAATTCGGTGACGCTCTGGCCGACCGCGCGAGCATCCGAGGCGGGACCGGATTTCGCCAAGGCCTCACGATCATCGACGGGCATGGCGCTGCCAGCGATAGCGGCGAGCAGTTCGATCTCGTGCTCGGAATCGACGGACGAGTCCGCCGCGTTAAATCCGGCCTTCGTCTCGTGGCTGATGGGATTCCCGCCCGCATGGATAAGCTGCGCGCCCTCGGAAACGCCATCGATCCCCGACCAGCCGCCGCCTTCATCCGCGCCGCCATGCAAAGCATCGGAGGTTGAGCCATGACGCATAAGTTTGTGACGCGACCGAACTGCCCGCAGGCCTATGCCGTCAGCACGTACATCTGTCCCGATCCCGAGTGCGGCCTGCATCTGGTCGCATGGGCCGATGACAGCGAGCAGCATCCGATCTGCGAAATGGTGATCGGGCGCGAGGCATTGCACGGCATCCTCGGCATGATCCACGAGAACGGGCTCGACCTGCCATGAATGCAGAACAGCTCGCCCAGGCGCTCGGCGCAACGCGATCAGGCAGGCAATGGAAGTGCCGCTGCGTGGCGCACGAGGATCGCTCGCCGAGCATGATCATCTTCGATGGACGCAGCGACGTGCAGGTTCGCTGCATGGCCGGATGCGAGCCGCAGGACATCATCGCGGTGCTGCGCTCGCGCGGCTTGTGGCACGGGCTGAGCGCTGCTGATACCGGGAGAGCGGAAAAAGCAGTTTCACGTGAAACACTTAGCGACGAGCGCGAGCAGAAGATGCGCGTGCTGGCGCGCTGCATTTTCGATGATGCGATGCCGCTCAAGGGCACTGCTGCCGAGCGCTATTTCGAGAGCCGCGATCTCTGGTCGGTCGCTCGCGAGATCGAGGACATCCGCTTTCATCCGCGCTGCCCATGCGGGCCCGATGGGGCCGAGCAAGCCGCAGTGATCATCGCGATGCGCTCGGTGCATTCGCATGCCGTTACTGCGATCCAGCGAATTTTTCTTGATCGGCATGGCCACAAGCTCGGCAAGGGGATGATGCTCGGCACATGCTCGGGCGCAGCGATGAAGCTGCAGCCGCTCGATGCGCGCCGCCTGCTGCATATCGGCGAAGGGCTGGAGACGATGCTCGCCTGCATCGCGATGGATCGCTCGCCGTGCTGGGCGCTCGGATCGACATCGCTGATCCAGACATTCCCGGTGATCGGCGGCATCGATAAGCTGGCGATCTGGGCCGATCATGATCCGCAGAAAAAAATCGGCGGCCAGATGGTGCGCGCTGGCCATAAGGCTGCTGGCATTTGCATGGACCGCTGGATGCAGGCCGGGAAGCGCGTCGAAGTGCATACACCGAACACCGAGGGCTGGGACGAGGCTGATGTCTGGAGCGCCCGCTGTGGCAGAATTTGATGATGATGATCACAAGACGCTGCTGCCGGCCGACATCGTGCCGTTCAGACGCGCTCGCCCTGAAGATAGCGAGCAGCCGCAGCCGCAGCGCCCGATCATCACCGCCGAGCCCTACGTCTGGATTGATGCCGAAAAAATTCCGCTGCGCGACTGGCTCTATGGCAGGCTGCTGGTGCGCCGATTTCTCACCGTGACAATAGCGCCAGGCGGGGTCGGCAAGTCATCCCTGATCGCCTGCGAGGCGCTGGCGATGGCTTCAGGGCGCAATCTGCTTGGCGTGCTGCCGACGCGCAGGCTGAAGGTCTGGCTCTGGAATCTCGAAGACCCGCAGGAGGAGACCGCGCGCAAAATTCAGGCGGCGGCGAAGCACTACGGCCTGATCGCTGGCGACATCACCGGCTGGCTGTTTGTCAATTCTGGGCGAGATCATGCGCTGGTGATCGCCAAGGAAATGCGCGGCGGCGTGATCATCCTGCGGCCAGTGATCGACAATATCGTGCAGCAGCTCCGAGAGCACGGCATCGATGTGCTGGAGGTCGATCCATTCGTCTCCTGCCATGAGGTTTCCGAGAACGACAATTCCGCCATCGATATGATCGCGAAGGAATGGTCGCGTGTCGCCGAGCTGGCCGATTGCGCGATCCATCTCGTGCATCATACGCGCAAAGCTCCTGCAGGCACCGAGGTCACTACCGATAGCAGCCGAGGAGCGAAGGCACTGACCGACGCGGCTCGTGTGGCGCGGGCGCTCAATCAGATGAGCGAGGAAGACGGCGCGAAAGCTGGGGTTGATAATCACCGGCTGTTCTTCCGCGCCTTCAACGACAAGGCCAATCTCGCGCCGCCTGTTACCGAATCGACATGGTTCAAGCTGGCCAGTGTCTGGCTCGACAATGCGCCCGGTGGCGGCGATAGCGTCGGCGTCGTCACGCATTGGGACTGGCCCGATCCGATGGCAGGGATCACCGGCATCGACTTCGAGAAAGTCGCGCTTGCGATCCGCGCCAGCGACTGGCGCAAGGACAGCAGATCGACGGAATGGGTCGGCAAGGCGGTCGCGAAAGCGCTCGGCCTGGACACCGACGACAAGTTCGACAGGGTGAAGATTATCGGCTTGATCAAGAGCTGGCTCGCGGCGGGTTCCTTGGTGGTCGTGGATGGCTTCGATGAGCAGCGCAGGCCGAGAGAATTTGTGCAGGTTTGCGATGCGGAATGACGCCGCTCCAGTGAGCAAAACAATGACCGGAGCAAACTGGAGCAGACCGGAGCGCCTCCAGTCACTGCTCCACTTCCACTCCCTTACAGGGAGAGGGAGTGGAGTGGAGCAGGTTCCACTGGAGGCCCCGCGAGTGGAGCGGAGCGGAGCAAAGGAGATGGAACCATGATGATGAGCGCACATGGAACAGGCCATGAGATCGAGCTGCTCGACGCAACGCCATCGACGTGGAGCGGGCCGCATGTGGGTCGCCGGCTGACCGAGGCGATGCGCACGCTGGCGCTGCTGCCGATGGGGACCGGCGCCGGGATGTCAGCGTGGCCGAGCTACGTTTACGAGTGGGATGACCTGCTCGCGCAGCAGGCGCAGGGCGAGCTGGAGCGGACCATGCAAGCGCAGAACCGCATCCGGTTACTGCCATCGAGCCGCGAGCTGCAGCGGATGGAGGTCGCCATCGTCTGGCCAGCGCAGTATCTCGCTCGGCTCGTGCATCTGCTGATCGCAACCAACATGGTCGCGCTTGCGCATAGCGCCGACCGTGACAGCGGCTGGGTGGCGAAAAAGCGCGGCGGCTATGCCGATACTTGGCGCGAGCGCCATGATCAGGGTTGCGACATCATCGCGCGAGGCTTGCGCAGCTGCAGAGTGCCGGTGTTCTGATGCTGAAGCTGCCGCGAGCCGCCGAGCGTGAATATCTCGCGATCTATGGCATCGTCGCGGTCTATGTCGCCGCGCTGCCTAGCGGCGAGAGCATCGTCGGCTTTTCGCGCGATCTGCTGCACAGCCTGCTCACGCTGCGCCGCCAATGGCGCGGTTTGCATATCGCTTGCGCGTATTGGGTCAAGGATCGCAGGGAAGCCCGCCTAATCGCCGCCGAGGTCAACGCGAGACTGCTGCGGCATCCAGAGCGGCGCGTGCTGCTGGCCGATGCCAAGGCCGCCCAGCGCACGGTCGAGAACGTAGCCGCGCACATGGGCATTGCGATCACCGAGCATGAGACCGTGCTGATGCGGACGCGCCATGCGGTGGCCTATGTCGAGGAAAGGATCGCCCAGGCGCAGGCTGCTGGCGAGCTGCGCCAGTTCAACCGCAGCTTTCGGCAATGGCGGCTCACCGCGCGCTCGATGGGCCGAGGGATGAGCTATGCCGAAGCTCGCGCCCGCCTGCGGCGCAAATTATTTCAGGAGATACTGCTCAGCGAGTATCAGCGCGTCTCAAAACCATTGTTCCCGCCGCTGCCGGGAATTGATTTTTCCAAGACGGGGTGATCTCTTCACGCGCGCAGGTGCGGCCACAAGTGCGACTGCGCTTCGCAACCCCACTATTGGCGTGGTACTTCAACCGGCTCTCAAAGGCCGGTTTTTTTGTGGGAGTGCGCAATGAGCGATGTTCCCGTTTGCATCGATATCTCGCATCATCAGGGCTATCCCGACTTCGATGAAGTCGCTGCTGCTGGCGTGCTCGGCATCATCCACAAGGTCAGCGAGGGCACCAGCTTCATCGATAGCGCCCGCGCCGAGAACTGCGCAGCTGCCAAGGCAGCAGGGCTGCAGGTCTCGACCTATCACTGGCTGTCTCCCGGCAGCAACCCGACGCAGCAGATGGAATTTTATCTATCGCTGCTCGATCCGGTCGAGGGCGAGCGCGTCGTTATCGACTATGAGCAGGACGGATGCACGGTCGCGATGCTACGCGATGCGGTGCAGGCGCTTCTCGACTATCGCCATGAGCTGCAGATCACGGTCTATAGCGGCCATCTGCTGAAAGAACAGCTCGGCAGCGATAGCGATGATTTTCTTGCCGAGAACACCGATCTCTGGCTTGCGCAGTACACCAGCGACGAGAGCAACATCAGCTGGCCCGAGGGCACCTATCCGCAATGGGCGCTCTGGCAGTACAGCGAGACCGGCGAAATTCCCGGCATCAATGATGCCTATGTCGATCTGAACAGGTTCAACGGTAGCGATACCGACTTCCTGCGCTGGATCGCACCGAAGGGCGTTGCTCCTGAGCCGCCGCCTAGACCAGCGCCCGACAGCGAGATGGTCAATGTGGCGATCACTGCGCCCGAGAATGTTCAGGTGCGCGTCTCGGTCAACGGCATGATCGCAAGGCGGCGCTGGATCAGGCGCAAGGCAAAGCGCGGCCCCGATCTTTTCGCGCGATGATCGCGCTCGCAGTTGTCCAGGCGCTGCTCTCTTTCGAGCTGCTCGACGGGCGTGAGGTGCTGATCAATCCCATCCACATCGTCAGCCTGAGCGAGACCGCCGAGGATCGCGATCCGAAGGACAAGCTGCTGACCGACAAGGCGCACTGCGTCGTCAGCCTGAGCAATGGCAAGTTCATCAGCGTGGCCGAGACCTGCGACAGCATTCGGCGGCGCGTCGAGCACGAGGAGGTTCGGTGATGGGTGCAAACATCTGGTTCTGGCTGATCTATGTCCTCGTCGGCGTGTTCGGCATCATCGGCATGAATCCTTGGCGACCGACCAACTACCCATGGGCACCATTCGGCTCGTGGCTGATCCTGTTCGTGCTGATCGGCATCCTCGGCATAGCGGAGTTCGGCAGCCCGATCAGATAGCGAAGGCGGCAGAGTTAGAAGCAAGGTGGATGCACTGCCGCCCGATCCGCCGCCGCCGCCCTCGATCTGCAGGGGATGCTGAGCCCTCCCGAGGCCAGCCCACGAGGCCCACGAACAAAGCGGAACACGCCACACCAACGCATTGATATCGCGACAGAATAAGGGTGGAACTTCCTTCTCTCGTGCGTGAACCGGGTACAAAAGCGAACACTTTGGCTCCGATCTGGCCGGTTCTGAGCTTCGGATAGTCCGAAATAGACCAAGCAGACGCATGGTTCGCGCCCCCAATGGGCACTAACTCATTGATGACATGGGAGAATAAACTTCCACGGGGCCGGGGGGAGCATTGCGAACGGTTGGCGCGACGTGTCCGAGCGCTGGCGGCGCTCGGAAATTAGCGCCTGCAAATTAGAAAATCCGTTAGAGAACTTTCGTCTCAACGCCGATACCTTAGCAATTTCAAGCAGTTGTTTCGTTTGAGCCGTTTCGGCCCGAACAGTTAGCTGGGGCCCGTTTCGGCTAACTTGCATGTCAAAACGGCCTCATTTTCCTATCCCGATACCGCGAAGAACTTCCTTCTCAAACGCCAAAAGCGCAGCAATTCCAGGGGCTTGACCATGGAAAGCGAAACCATGCGGCTTGCGAAAAAGCCTGTTTTTCCCGAGGAAAACAGGGGTTTCGGGAAGTCCGAAATGGCCAAATACTGGCCTGCCGATGCGGTAGAGCGCCGCCCGATCCGCGAGCTGATCCCGAGCGCACGCAACGCACGCCAGCATTCCGACGAGCAGATCGAGGAGATCGCGGCCTCGATGAGCGAGTTCGGCTGGACCATGCCGATCCTGATCGATGAGAACGGGTCGGTCATAGCTGGGCACGGGAGGCTGCTCGCTGCCGAGCAGTTAGGCTTCGATTCCGCGCCGACGATGATAGCTCGCGGCTGGACCGACGCGCAGAAGCGGGCCTATCTGATCGCCGACAACAAGCTCACCATGAACGCGACATGGGATGAGGCGCTGCTGCGGATCGAACTCGGCGATCTGGCGCAGCTGGGCATGGCCGATCTGACCGGCTTCAGCGAGACCGAGCTGCGCGAGTTCGGCATCGGCGTCGAAGCGCTCGGCGGGATGCCAGCGCTTGCGGATGGCGAGCGCTCGCCTTTCCAGCAGATGACCTTCATCCTGCATGAGACGCAGGCCGAGGCTGTATCGCAGGCGATCACGCGCGCATCGGCGATCATCGGAGCGCCAAGCGAGGAAGCGGAAAACAAAAATCAGAATGGCAATGCGCTGGCGGAAATTTGCCGCCGCTACCTGGGCGCTGAGCAATGACCGAGACCACGCGCTTCGAGATCGCGAAGCTGGAGCTGCGCAGCGGCGATAGGCTGGTCATCAAATGCGATCAGGTGCTGAGCCGCGATCAGATCGCATACATCGGCGAGCACTTCGGCCCGCTGGTCCCTGAAGGCGTCAAGATCATCGTGCTCGGCGCGGGCATGACGCTCGAAGTGCTGCGGGCGCAATGACCGAGACGCTGATGCAGATCAGAGCGCCTGAGCCGAGGCCCTTCAGCGCCGGGCTCGTGCTGCAGGACGGCAAAGTAACCCAAGCGCCGCCGATCATCGAGTTCATGCGCGGCTGGAATCTCACCCGCGTGCTCGCCCACTGCAACAAAAAGGGATGGAAGATCGCCACCATCCGCCGCCCCACGAACCCATGACCAGCGCGAAAGAGATCGAGGTCCGCCCCATCGCAAAGCGCGATGCCGATGCGCTGATCAAGCGCGTCCATTACAGCGGCAAGGTGGTCCGCAATTCGACGCTATCGCTCGGCGTCTTCCTGCGCGATCAGCTGGAGGGCGCGATGCAATTCGGCCCCAGCCTGCAGAAGTCGAACATCGTCGGGCTGGTCCGCGATACCGGATGGAACGGCTTCCTCGAATTGAACCGGCTGGCCTTTACCGACACGCTGCCGCGCAATTCGGAAAGCCGCGCGCTCGGCATCGCGCTGCGGATGATCCGCAAGCACTACCCGCATATCGAATGGATCGTCAGCTTCGCCGATGCCTGCCAATGCGGCGACGGCACGATCTATCGCGCGGCGGGCTTCATCCTCACCGCGATCAAGATCAACAAGGATTTGCACATCGCCGAGGACGGCAGCGTCGTCCACAAGATGAGCCAGATCACCGGCAAAAATCGGCTGAAGCATTTCGCGGCGACGGGCGGCAGATGGCGCGGCACCGGCACGCCGCTCGAAGGCTACACGCTGCGCTACATCTATTTTTTAAATCCGGCTGCGCGCTCGAGACTGGTCGGCGAGCAGCTGCCCTTCAGCGCCATCCAAGCCAAGGGCGCGACCATGTATCGCGGCGTGCGTGGGAAGCAGGCGATGGCTGGGCACCACCCAGAACAGCGACGGAGCAGCACCGATCCCCACGCTCCAGCGACAGAGAGGAAAGAAAATGAAACCGGGAAAGCGTCCGCTGCCGACGCATCTGAAATTGCTTCGCGGGAATCCAGGCCAGCGCAGGCTACCGGATGAGCCGCAGCCCGAGCAGCTGCCGGATGTGCCCGAGCCGCCGCCCTTCATCACCGGCTATGCTGCCGATGAATGGTGGTCTACTGGCACCGAGCTGCATCGGCTTGGCTTGCTGACGAAGGTCGATATCCCCGCGCTCGCTTGCTACTGCTACAGCTTTGGCCAATGGCGGATGGCTGCTGAAGCGCTGGCGCGGATGCAGGCTGGCGATCCGGTCATGCATTCCATGATCGTCAAAAGCAAATTTGGCGAGGCAGTGCAGAATCCGCTGGTCTCGATTGTGCGCAAGCACGCGGGTGATGTCGTCCGCTATGCATCGGAGTTCGGCCTGACGCCTGCCGCGCGCAGCCGTATCTCGGCCGGCATCCACGGCGACAATTCGCAGAGCAAGTTTGCCGGACTCCTCGCAGGTTAAGCGAACGCCTGACGGCAGGCGGCGCGCATTGGCGGTGATCAAATTTATCGAACGCCTGACCGTGCCGAGCGGGCACGGCATGGGCAAACCGTTCAAGCTGGAGCCATTTCAGAAGCTCTTCATCCGCGCGATCTATGAGCCGCATCTCGGCCTGCGCCGCGCAGTGCGCCGCGCCATCCTCTCGATGGCGAGGAAGAACGGCAAGACCGCTTTGATCGCGGCGATTGTCCTGGCGCATCTGGTCGGCCCCGAGGCCGTGGTGCATGGCGAGATTTACTCGGCGGCGAATGATCGCGATCAGGCCGCCATCGTCTATAAATTCGCGCGGCAGATGGTCGATCTGGAGCCCGAGCTGGCCGCCGAGATCGATCTGGTGCCATCGACCAAGACCATGATTGCGCGGCGCACTGGCTCGGTCTATCGCGCGATCAGCGCCGAGGCTGGCACGAAGCACGGCTATCTGCCGAGCCTCGTGATCTATGACGAGCTGGCGCAGGCGAAGAATCGCGATCTCTATGACGTGCTCGATACTTCCTTCGGCGCCCGCGACGAGCCGCTGTTCATTGTGATCTCGACGCAGAGCAATGATCCCGAGCACATCATGAGCAAGCTGATCGATGACGGGATCAGCGGCGTCGATCCGGCCATTGTCTGCCGTCTCTATGCTGCCGATGAGGATTGCGAGCTGGCGGACGAGAAGCAATGGCGCAAGGCGAATCCCGCGCTCGACAAATTCCGCGACCGGGAGGACCTCGCGACGGCGATTCGCAAGGCGATCCGCATGCCCGCCGAGGAGCCGAAGGTCCGCAACCTGTTCCTCAATCAGCGCGTCTCGCCGCACGCCTCGCTGATCAGCCGCGCCGAATGGATGGCCTGCGCGGGCGATGCGCAGCTGCCGGAAGGCGAGGAAGTCTATCTCTCGCTCGATCTCTCCAGCGTGGCCGATCTTACCGCGCTGATCGTCGGCACCGTCGCCGATCCCTGCCGCGTGCTGCCTTACTTCTGGAAGCCGCGCGAGCATCTGACCGAGCATTCCAGCCGCGACTTCGGATCGGGATCGCATCGCTACAGTGAGTGGGCCGATGCAGGGCATCTGCGCATCAGCCCTGGCAAGAGCATCAACCCCGAAGTGATCGCACTCTTCATCGCCGAGCTGACGCAGCGCTACAAGGTCAAGGGCATGGCCTATGACCGCTGGCGCATCAACGACATTCTGCGCGAGTTCGACCGCATCGGGCTGCAGGCTTACGAGGATAGCGAAAAAGGCGGCGATGGCCTGCGGCTGGTGCCATGGGGCCAAGGCTTCAAGGATATGGGGCCCGCCATCGATGCGCTGGAGCTGTCGGTGATGGAGCGCCAGCTGATCCATCCGAACAATCCGGTGATGAATTGGAACATGGCGAACGCTATCGCCACGATGGACCCCGCTGGCAATCGCAAGCTCGACAAGGACAAGGCGCGCTTTCGCATCGACGGCGCGCAGGCGCTCGGGATGCTGCTCGGCCTGCGCTCGCGGGATCGCAACAAGAACAAGCCCATCGATATCGAAGCGCTGATCGGATGAGCGCGCCGCTGCTGTTTCTGCTCTTCATCGCGGCGCTGCTCGATCAATCTTATGCGCTCGCCGCGATGCTGCTTCTGATCGGCGGTTTCAAGGCGCTGACTTCTTGAGCCCGCCCTTCAATAGCGACTGGCCTTGGGTGATCGGGCTGCTGCTCGCTTCGCTGCTGATTGCAATCCTGATTCTGGTGCTGATGCGATGACGCCATTTGAACGCAAGGATATGCCGTGGATCATCGGCGCTGCGATTGCGCTGGTCGTGATCGTGATGCTGATCGTCGCCTACAATGCGTGACGCCTGGGCGCACTTCTACGACACCGCCTTCTGGCAGCGCCGCAGGAAGCAGCAGTTGCTCGCGCATCCGCTCTGCAAATTCTGCGCGAGCGATGGCGCGGTGACGCCCGCCAGCCATGTCGATCACGTCGAGCCGCATCGCGGCGACTGGAACCTGTTCTGCCTCGGCGCGCTGCAGAGCCTCTGCGCCAGCTGCCATAACTCGAAGAAGCAAAGCGACGAGGCGCGCGGCTACACCACGCTGGTCGATGATGATGGCTGGCCGACCGATCCGAAGCATCCCGCCAACAGGCACAGGAGCTGAAGCCATGACGCTGCAAATTATCGATGGGCCAGCATTTCAGCCGGGCGAATCCCTTTCGAGCGGCGTCGATGTCTCGGCTGGCACCATCGTCCGCATCACCACACCGGGAGCATGGACGCCGGCGAACCTCACATTCCAAATCTCGACCGACGATGCCAGCGGCTACAACGATCTGTACACCGCGCAGGGCGAAGAGGTCACAGTCGTCTGCAAGGGCGGCAACTCGGCCATCCTGATCGCCGAGCCTTGGACCAAAGCGATCAACTTCATCAAGTTCAGATCGGGCTCGCGGAACTATCCGGTGCCGCAGACGGAAGGCCGCCTGTTCGCCATCGCCATCGAAGTGCCGGACGCCGCGCCTGCTGTGGAGTCGGCGTCGAGGCAGCGCGAGAAGTGAGTTGCCGATTCTGCAATGGCGTTGCGCGCATGGTGAGGCTCCAGCTGTCACGCTGGCGTGCAAGCCAACCGTCGAGCTTGCGCCCATCGATGAGAGCGTGGACTCGAATGTCGTCCGCATCACCGGCCAAGGCACCATCCGCTCGTTCGGTAACGCGCCGCCCGTCCTGAAGCGCGTTCTATTCGAGGCGGGCATTCTGCTGGAGCATTCGCCGAAGCTGCAGCTGCTCTGTTGCATGCATCGCCATATCACCGTGCCGTCCATCGGCCTCTATGCCAGCGACGGCTTCGGTCATTGGAACGAAGTCCACTTCACCGAGACAGGCGCGCGGGATATTTCGCGCCGCCTCGACCGCATTGAGCAGCGGCTCGAAGAGATCGAGCGCCGCCTAGAGCCCTGAAGTCCGCAACACCGCGAACGCCTGACCAACCTGCACCCTGCGGGAGGAGCCGCCATGCCGATGAAGCCGCACAAGGGCGAGAGCCAGAGCGAGTTCATGAGCCGCTGCGTGCCCGAGATGATGGGCGATGGCGAGAGGCCGAAGGATCAAGCCGTCGCTGCCTGCGCGCAAATCTGGCGCGACCGCGACAAGAGCGTGAAGGATATTCAGCCCGATGAAGATGAGGACCGCGACGACTTCATGGAGCGCTGTCAGGACGAAGGCTACGACGCCGACGAATGCCAGCTTTTCTGGGATGAGCGCAGCGCCAAGGGCATCCGGCACAAGACGCACAGCGGCAAAGTCCACGGCATGGAGTTCGTGCTTTCCGATGAGACGCCGGATCGCATGGACGACATCATCATCGCCGAAGGCTGGGAGCTGGCGAACTTCAAGAAAAATCCCATCGCGCTGTTCGGTCATCAGTCGAGCTTCCCGGTCGGCACATGGAAAAATCTGCGCGTCAAGGATCAGCAGCTGCTCGGCAAGCTGGAGCTGGCCCCGGAAGGCACATCGGATCGCATCGATGAGATCAGGCGGCTGGTCGAGGCCGACATCCTTCGCGCGGTAAGCGTTGGCTTCAGGCCGAAAGCGTCAAAGCCGCGACCGGAAACTGACTACGGCGTTTTCTACACCAAGGCCGAGCTGATGGAAGTCAGCCTGGTATCGGTGCCCGCGAATCCAAATGCGCTCGCGGTCGCCAAGTCTCTGAATATTTCGCGCGCAACAATCGATCTCGTCTTTGCCGGGAAAGGCACTCGCGACGGGATCGAGCGGCGCGGGATCGCTGGCGGGCAAGCCGACAAATCATCGCTTATCAGAAAGGGCACGACTATGTCGTTTGCTCAGAGGATCACCGCTGCCGAGCAGCGGCTCGTCGCATGGCGCGACCAGCTGGCCGCTCATTGGGAAAAGACCGACGAAAGCAATGTCAGCGACGATGCGCTCAAGATCGCCGCCGATCTGAACGAGAACATCGCGCGTGAGGAGCGCACGCTTTCTGCGCTGCGCGACACCGAGAAGAATCTCGGCGCAAGCTCTGACGATAGCGGCTCGCGCACCTTTGTCGTGCAACGCACCAACGGGAGCCAGCAAGTGCGGCCCTATGCCGAGCCGGTGCGGCCCTTCATCCTGCCGAAGAAAAAGATCGAGCCGCAGGAGCTGCTGGTGCGCCTCGGCGTCGTGCAGCTGCTCGCGCATCAGCAGCGCAAGCCGGTCGATCTCGTCATGCGCGAGGTCTACGGCGACGACGAAGCCCTGAAGGCCGTTTTTGAATGGGCCCAGAAGGCTGCGACCACACCGGCAACGACCACGCTTGTCGGGTGGGCCGCCGAGCTGGTGCAGCAGATGAACATCGGCTTCATGGAAACCCTGATGCCGAAGTCGGTCTATCCGCGCCTGTCGAACTACGGCCTCGGCCTGTCGTTCGGCGTCAACGGCAAGATCGTGATCCCGACCCGCGCGCTGACGCCCACCATCGCGGGCTCCTTCGTCGGTGAAGGCATGCCGATCCCGGTTCGGCAGGGTGCGTTCACCTCGCAGATGCTCACGCCGAAGAAGATGGCGGTCATCACCACTTGGACCCGCGAGATCAGCGAGCATTCGGTGCCTGCCATCGAGGGCCTGCTGCGCAACGCGATCCAGGAGGACACCGCGATCTCGCTGGATACTGTGCTGCTCGATAGCGGCGCCGCCACGCTGGTTCGCCCCGCTGGCATCCTCAACGGGGTCGTCCCGCTGACGCCTACCGCAGGCGGCGGCTTCAATGCCCTCGTCGGCGACATCAAGCAGATCAGCGGCGCGCTGCTCACTTCGACCAAGGGCAACGTCCGCACGCCGGTCTATCTGATGAACCCGCAGCAGATGAACAGCATCGGGCTGGTCTCAGCTCCCGGCATGGGCACGTTCCCGTTCCGCGATGAAGTCTCGCGCGGCAACCTCGGCGGCTGGGCGATCATCGACTCGGGCACCGTGCCGCTCGGCACCGTGATCGCGCTCGATGCAGCTGACTTCGTTTCGGTCGGAGGCGATGCGCCGCGCTTCGAGCTGAGCGATCAGGCCACGCTGCACATGGAGGATACCGCGCCGGCTGATATCGGCACCGCAGGCACGCCTGCGGTGGTCGCCGCTCCAGTGAAATCGATGTGGCAGACCGACAGCATCGCGCTGCGGTTGATCCTCCCGATCAACTGGACGATCCGCCGCACCGGCATGGTGCAGGTGATCAACGGCGTCACTTGGTAATCGGGCGGGAAAAACAGGAGAAGCAAAATGGCAGAACAGACTGAAGCCGACCGCCGCGCTGCCGATCAGAGCGCCGCGAAAAAGCACGAGGAAGCCACGCGCAAGCGGCTCGATGAGGAGAGAGCGCAGCGCGAGAAGCGGCAGGCAACGCAGCTCTCGGGCACCGAGGGCGTGAAGCCGACGCCGACGCAGGAGGAGAATGATCTCGCCGCCTCTGGCGTGCAGATCACGCTGGAGCCGGATGGATCACCGGAACAGCCGCCCGCGCCGCCGCCCGATCCGCCTCCTGAAGGCGGTGTGACCTCGCGCACCAAGCAGACCGACGCCGACAAAACACGGCAGGCCGAGGCGGATCGGAATCGCGCGGGCTACTCGACGCGATCTGCGCAGGCTGACAGCACCAAGACCTGAGCATGGTCGAAGCTGCCGCCAAGCCGCGCTATCGCGTCAAGGCACCGGGCCAGCACTTCGCTGTAGCGAAAGCCGAAGGCGAACCGCATCCGGGGCCGTGGCTGCTGCCGATCAGCGGCGGCTACTTGCCTGCGGATGTGGGCGACAGCATCAACTGGTGGCAGAACGGCTACAGCGTCGTCGGGCCATCGACACAATCGGCGATGGTCGAGGCCTGCGTCTCGGCCTACTCGCAGACGGTGGCGATGTGCCCCGGCGATCACTGGCGGCTGAACCAAAAAGGCGGGCGAGATCGGGTCACCAATTCCGCTCTCGCTCGCATCCTGCGCCATCCAAATGACTACCAGTCGATCAGCGACTTCCTGCTGAACGGCACGCGCTCGCTGTACATGGACGGCAACGCCTATGCGCTGGCGCTGCGCAATGATCGCTATGAGATCGATGAGCTGCATCTCATGGACCCGAGGGTGAGCTATCCAAGGCTCGCGCGCACGGGCGACATCTTCTATCAGCTCGGCGGCAATGACGTGATCGACAGGCGGCTCGGCGGCGAATCGCTGATCGTGCCGCAGCGCGACGTGCTGCATATCCGTCTGCACTCTGTGCGGCATCGCTTCCCCGTTCCGCTGGTCGGCGAGTCGCCCATCGCTGCGGTCTATGGCGACATCGGCGTCGGCGCTGCCATCGCCACCCAGCAGATGAAATTTTATCTCAATGAGGCGCGGCCCTCGGCAGTGCTCTCGACCGATTTGCAGCTCGACAAGGATCAGGTCCAGGCGCTGCGGGATCGCTGGAACGAACAAGCCAAGGGCCTGCATCAGGGCGGCACGCCGATCCTGACCGCCGGCCTGAAGGTTCAGCCGTGGGCAGTCGGCGGCAAGGATGCGGCGACCGCCGAGATATTGAAGCTCACCAACGAGCATATCGCGCTGGCGTTTCGCATCCCGCTGCAGGTCCTCGGCCTCGGCGGCAACAATCTCGCATCGACCGAGCTTCTGATGTCGAGTTGGTATTCGACCGGCCTCGGCTTCGCGCTGAATCATATCGAGGAAGCCATCGGTCTGCTTTTCAACCTGAAGGGCCAGCCTGACGAATATGTCGAGTTCGATACGGAAGCGCTGCTGCGTTCAGCTCTGAAGGACCGCATCGAAGCGCTGGCGCGCGGCGTTCAGGGCGGCATCTTCGCGCCCAATGAGGCCCGTCGAAAAGAGGGCCTCGATAGCGTCAAATTCGGCGATGAGCCGCGCGTCCAGCAACAGGTGGTGCCATTGAGCGCCGCCGCAGGAATCCCGGCAGCGCCACCAGCGCCCGCAGCGCCTCCAGCTGCTGGCCCCGCTGATGATGATGCAGCCGATGAGGATCAGCCGAAGCCACCGCCTCCAGAAAAGGGCGACCGCGATGCAATCCAACGGGAAGTCAGAAACCTCTTTGCCTGCGCCGACCGGATTGGCCGCCGAAGAATTACTGCTTGACGCTTGACGCTTGGCGCGAGGCGCTCGGCGAAGCGCTCGACACCGAGCGCAAGCAATGGGCCCGCCAGCGCGAGCTGATCGAGGCGCAGGCGCAGACCGCGATCCTGCGGCTGCAGGCCGAGGTCACCGAGCTGCGGTCAGCGGTGCTTACCTTTGCGCGCGAGCAGCTCGAAGGCCTGCAGCGCCAGATCGCCGAGCGGCTGGCCACGCTGCAGGACGGCAAGGATGGCGATCCGGGGCCCGCTGGCGAGCGCGGCGAGCGCGGCGAGCAAGGCCTCGCTGGCGAGCGTGGTGAGCGCGGCGAAGCTGGCGAGCAAGGCCTGCAAGGCCTGCAAGGCGAGCGCGGCGAGCAAGGGCCCGCTGGCGAGGGCGGCGAAGCAGGAGCCCACGGCGAGGCTGGCGAGCGCGGCGAGCAAGGCCTGCAGGGCGAGCGCGGAGAGCAAGGGCTACAGGGCGAGCGGGGCGAAGCAGGAGCGCGAGGCGAAGATGGCAAGCAAGGCGAAAAAGGCGAGCAAGGCGAGCAAGGCGAGCAAGGGGAAAAAGGCGAGCGCGGCGAACAAGGCCCGGTCGGCGATCAAGGTGTCCCCGGCGAAAAAGGCGAGCAAGGGCTACAGGGACCGGATGGCGCGACCGGCAAGGATGGCGCACCGGGGCGGCTGAGCGCCGCGCGTGCGTTTGAAGAAGGTGCTGTCCATTACGAGGCCGATGTCGTTCAGCATCTGGGCAGCACCTATCAGGCGCGATGCGATACCGCGCGCACGCCGCCGCATGAAGACTGGCAGCTGATCGCCGCGCGAGGCCGCGATGCCGCGATGCCGAAGATCATAGGCACCTATCGCGAGGGCGACCATTATTCGTTCCTCAATATCGTGGCGCTGCAGGGCTCCAGCTTTATCGCGCGCAACGACGATCCGGGTCCGTGTCCAGGCGAAGGCTGGCAGCTGATCGCGAGCGCGGGCAAGCAAGGCAAGCAAGGACAGGAAGGTCCGCGCGGTCTGCAGGGCGAGCGCGGCGAGCGCGGCGCATCGCCGCCCTATCTGGTCGGCTGGAGCATCGACCGCAAGGCCTACACCGTGAAGGCGCTGATGTCGGACGATACCGAATCGCCAGAGCTGCAGCTGCGCGAGCTGTTCGAGCAGTTCAATGACGAGGCTGGCAATGGCTGACATCTGGGTGAAGGTGCTGCAGCCAGCCGAGAGCTATAATCTGCTGACGCTTGCCGAAGCGAAAACCATCCTCGGCATTTCGGCGACCGACACCAGCGAAGATGCGCAGCTGGAGCTGTGGATCACGCACTATAGCGATGTCGTTGCTACCATGTGCAACCGGGTCTTCGCCAAGGAAAAGGTCGCCGAGACATGGCGCGGCGACACCATGCCGTTCGATTGTCCTCGGCTTTTCCTCACGCACTATCCGGTCAAGGACGACGATATCGAGAGCGTCGAGAGCCCGCGCAACAGTTTGGTCGCGCCAACGTCTTACGAGATCGAGAACCGCTCGGGCAAGCTGCGCATCAACGGCGTCTGGAACGAGCCGGTCACCGTCACCTATACAGGCGGCTACAAGCTGCCCGAGGAAGCACCGCCCGCGCTGAAGCAGGCGACCGGGCTTTTGATCCAAGGCGCACGCGAGGAAATGACCACCTCGGCGATGAGCGGCATCAAGTCGATCAGCCATCGCGAGAGCCGCGTGCAATTCATGGACACCAACCAGAGCAGCAAGGGAGCGAGCAGCCCGCTCGCCCAGGCGGGCGATACCGTCAACGCGCTGCTCTACAAATACATGCGGTTCTATGTTTAGCGTTCAGGTCGAAGGCGTCAGCGCACTGCTGTCGAAGCTGGAGCGATACGAGAGGCAGATCATCGAGCTGCATCCGGCCATCCCGCAGGAGATGGAAGCGTGGCAGCGCGATGACATGAAGCGCAAATATCCCAACATGCAGACCGCGACCGCTGGCAACGAGACCAGCGCGACAACCTACGTCTGGCCGCGCTCGCGCACGCCGACCAAGCGGCGGCGGTTTCAAGGCCCGAAGCAGCATCAGCCGTTCAAGCGCGGGCCCATCGTGCGCAGCAACCGCCCGATCCTGCGCGCCGAGCTGCTGGAGCAGCTGTGGCAGCGAATGCGCGTGCTGACAGCCGAGGCAATGAAATGGCCGTAAACCTTGACGTGCTGCTGCAGGGCCCGATCTTCGACTTCTGGGCTGTGCCTGTCACGTTCAAGCCGCTGGTCTCGCAGCCGGGAGCGCCTGACTTTCAAGCGCGCGGCATCCTCAATACCTACAGCCTCGATGTCGCGGGACTCGACGGTCAAATCTATTCCGATCAGCGCACCATCCTCGATATCAGGGAGAGTGAGTTCAGCGTCCTCCCTGAGCAAAATGATCACGTCATCATTCCGCTCGACTGCAACAAGGTGCCGCGCGGCGAGTATCAGATCGTGGACGCATCGAGCGATGGCGGCGGCCAGACCATGCTGACGATCCGCAAATATGAAACCATCATGTGAGCCATGGGCATCACCGACACGCAGTCGTTCTCGCTGGTGATCCGCGACGTGTTTTACGATGCCGTGAGTTCAGATCCATTTTTTGCCAACTACTTCTGCCGCAAGAACAAGATGCTCAGCGTGCAGCATCAGCAGCTGCCGTACCTGGGCGTCTACATCATCGATGAGATCATGCTGCCGGATGGCGATGCCAATGCGGGCATGATCCGCTTCAGCCATACCGTGCGCATCGGCTTCTCGGTGATCGTGGCGAACAATGATCAGGTCGCCGCCGAGCTGCAGATCAACGCCGCATGGTGGCGCATCATGCATCGGCTCTGGCCCGATCAGTACATCATGAACCTGATCGATACGATGAACCCGCACACCGGGACCGGCAATCCCGACAATACAATCATCGAAGGCCTCACGCGCGGCGCGGTGAAATACGTCTACGGGGCCACGGCGCTGAACAACGAAACGCCGGTTGCCGAGATGCAATATGACGTTTCGATCTTCTTCCGCACCACATGGCCGCCGATCAACTTCGATGATCTCGAAGAGATCGCGGTGACCACCGTTGTCGGTGACCAGCCCTACGACCAGCGCCCGCCGATCCAGAGCAAGTATCTGTTCGACATCTCCAAACGGCCAGCAAAGAAGGAGCGACCACGATGAGAGAAGAACGCAAAGGCCTGAGCAAGGCCTCGCTGCGCGGCCTGCGCACGAAGCAGCGCATGGAAGTGATGCGGTCGGCCAAAGCATCGCAGGGCGTTCGCGTCGTGCCTGCCAACGATGATGTGCGCCGGCTGATGAAGCATCCCGGCAGTGGCGGCTTCCCAGCCAGCGGCGCGGCGACGTGGCCGGAAGATCGCTTCACCAAGCGCAGGCTGGCCGATGGCTCGATCACCGCCGAGGACGCAGAGCAGCCGCAGACCGAGCAAGAGCAGCGCAACGGGAGGCAGCAGGAGCGCCGCGAGCCCGAGCGGCAGCGCCGATCAGATGAACCCAACGACGCCGCCTAACCGGGCGGCGTTTTCATTTTGACAGGAGACGATCATGCCGATCAGCTTTGCGAACATCCCCGCCAACATCAAGGTGCCGCTCTATTGGGTCGAAGTCGATCCGTCGATGGCTGGCCTGCCGACAATCAACTTGCGGGCGCTGCTGGTCGGCGTTGCGACGGCGGACGGCGAAGCGCCCTTTGATATTCCGCGCCCCATCGGGAGCCAAGCGCAGGCCGATCTCGCTTTCGGCCAAGGCTCCGAGCTGTCGCGGATGTTCAAGGCCTTTTTCAAGAACAATTTCGCAAACGAGGTGTGGGGCCTGCCGCTCGCCGAGGCTGTCGGCGCGGCTACGGCCACCGGCATGGTCACCATTACCACTGCGCCAACGGCTGCGGGCACCATCCATCTCTATGTCGCAGGCGAACATATTCCGATCAACGTCTCGACCACCGATACCGTCGATGGGATCGCGACCGCCATTGAGGATGCGATCAATGCCGACGTGACGTTGCCGGTTACGGCCAACGCCATCGCTGGCGCCGTTACGCTAACCTCGACCTTCAAGAGCATCAACGCCAACGACATCCCGGTCACGCTGAACTATTACGGCAGCCGAGGCGGTGAGCAGACCCCGCCTGGGCTAGGCATCACGTTGCCCGCGACCGGCTTCCTCACTGGCGGCACCGGCGCACCAGACTTCGATGCCGCGATCATGAATCTCGGCGAAGAGCCGTTTGAATACGTCGCGATGCCGTACACCGACTCGAATTCGCTGTTCGATTGGGATCAGGAGTTCGGCTTCACCGATCAGGGCCGCTGGGGATGGCAGCGCCAGCTGTTCGGCCACATATTCTCGGCCAAGCGCGGCACCTATGCCGATCTGCTCACCTTCGGCGATGCGCTGAACAGCCCCGTCGAAACGGTCATGGCTGTCGAGGTAGGCTCGCCGTCGCCGAGCTTCGAGTGGGCTGCGGCCTATGCGGCGAAGGCGCAGCGCGCCCTGATCAACGATCCGGCTCGCCCGCTGCAGGCGCTGACCTTGAACGACATCAAGGCGGCGGATGTGCATCAGCGCTTCGACTTCGTTGAGCTGAACTCGCTGGCATCGACCGGCCTCGCGATCCAGAAGATCGGCGGCGACAATCAACCGATGATCGCGCGGGAGCAGACCACCTATCAGGTCAATCTCTATGGCCAGCCGGATGATGCCTATGAGCTGGTGACGACGCTGGCCACGCTGGCGAAGCTGCTGCGCAATCAGAAGCACGCCATCACCTCGAAGTATCCGCGCCACAAGCTGGCGAATGACGGCACCAAGTTCGGGCCCGGTCAGGCGATCATCACTCCCGGCATCGCGAAGGCCGAGCTGATCGCGCAGTATCAGCAGGATATGTACAGCGGCCTCGTTGAGGACCTCGCGAACTTCAAGCGCCACTTGATTGTCGAGCGCGATCCCAACGATCCCAACCGCCTCAACGTCCTCTATCCGCCCGACCTGATCAACCAGCTGCGCATCTTCGCAGTCCTGGCGCAGTTCCGGCTGCAATACGACCGGGGCGTTGACACCGTGATCATCGGACCCACGCAGCCGCCGTTCAACGCGGCCTCGGGCGTCTGATCCCAACCAGCGAAGGAGTCTGATCAATGGCACAAAGAATTGCGGGCATCGCCTTCCTGACAGTGGATGGCAATCAGCTGGCGCTGCGCGGCAACTTCACCGTCAGCCCGTCGCCTGTCGAGCGAACCATGATCGCTGGGCAGGATGGCGTGCATGGCTATCAGGAGCTGCCGCGCGTGCCTTTCATCGAGGGCGATCTCTCGACGCTTCCCGGATTCTATCTGGAGGACCTGCTGAACGAAACCGATGTCACGGTGGTCGCGCAGCTCGCCAACCGCATGCAGTACGTTCTCACCAGCGCGACCTGCAAAGGCGGCTTTGAGAACAATACTCGCGACGGTCAGGTCCGCGTGCGCTGGGAAGGCGTAACCTGTGAGGAGGTTAGCCTGTGAACGTCAATCCAAAGCGCGAAGGCTTCGTTGACGATCAGCCGAAGCCCGAGCCTGAGATCATCACGCCGAGCGGCGGTGCAAAGCGCGCAATGCCGCCGCCCGAGATCGAGCCATCACCCGCCGAGCTGCCGCCGCTGGAGCAGGACGAGTGGCCGATTATCGTCAAGCTGATCTATCGCCCGATCCGCAATAATCGCGGTGAGGACATTCGCGAGGTCTCGCTGCGCGAGCCGCGCGCTGGCGACATCAACCGCTATGGCAACCCGATCCGCGTCAATCAGGAAGGCGACGTGATCATCGATGAGCGAAAAATGACCTATATGATCGGCGCGCTCGCCAACATCCTGCCGCCGTTCATCGAAGAGATGGACCCGCGCGACTGGAACAGCTGCGCCTATCGGCTACGGCGTTTTTTTCTGCCCGATCCAGCGGCCTGGTAGGCAGCGAGGAGGAAGTCATCCTCGACTGCTACCGGCTGGCGCGTTGGTTTCATGTCAGCCCCGAAACATTTTTGTCGATGCCGCTGAGTGATGTCTCAACGCATCTGCGGCGCACCGCGCAGCTGGATCGCGAGCAACAGGCAGCAACAGGCGATGAGGACTGATGCCTACTGAACAGGAGGAGCTGCGCTTAACGGTCACGCTGGCCGACAACGCTTCGTCTGGGCTGGCGAAACTGAACGAGGAGATCAAGCAGCTCGGCAGCGGCGCAGGGCAGCAGAGCATCGAGAAGTTCAAGCGCGAAACGACCGAGATCACCGATAGGGTGAAGGGCATGGGCCGCGAGGTCGGAGAGGCCAACAAAGGCCTCGGCATGCTGCGCTCGGGCCTCGCACTCGGCTCGGCAGGCTTGGCGCTGTTCGGCGCGGAAATCCTGCGGCAGACAAAGATCGTTCTCGACTATGCCGACAAGATCAGAACGCTGAATCAGCAGGCTCGCGCCATCGGCGTCAATCCTGCGCAGCTGAAGAACATTCAGGATCAGCTGGCGGCGTTTGGCGTCTCGGGTGAGACCGCAGCGCGCGGTCTCGCCTCGGTCTCCGAGAAAATGTCCGACCTGCAGCGGCGCGGCAGTCAGGTCGCGCAGGAGCTGCGCAAGAATGCAGGCTCTGATCCCGAGTCGATCAGGAACATGGACGCCTATATCAACCGCCTGCGAAACGCCAAGGATATCACCGAGCAGATCAACATCATCCGCGAAGGCGGCGAGCAGGTTTATCAAAACGCGATCCGTGCAGGAGCCAGCACGCAGGAAGCGGCCAATCGGCGCACTCGGTTCCAGCAGATGCAGGGCTATGACGCGGCGCTTGCGCATGCGGGCGCGATCAAAGAGCTGAACGCCGAAGAGCAGGCCCGCGCTGACGAGCGACTCAAGCGAGCCGGAGACCTCTCGTTGCAGCTCGGCCAGATCAAAAAGAAATGGGAAGATATTGTCGAGACCTCGAACCAGCCGATGCTGCAGAACCTCAAGGCGGTGTTCGAGTTCATCGATCCGATCCTCGACAAGCTGAAGATTTTTCAGGAGTGGCAGGCGAAGGATACCTCGCTGCCGCCAGTCGGCACGCCGCTGGAGAAAATCGATCGTCCCGAAAGCGAAAAGGGATGGCTGGAACGGTTCGGCGACTATTGGCGCGGTCCAGAGAAGTCGATGGACGAGTTGCGCAAGTCGATGGATGAGCAGCGCAAGGTGCTGCAGGAGATGAACGACCGCATCAAGGGCGGCCCCGGCAGCTTCCAGCCGACCGGCTTCAGCGGCGGCGGCATGGGCGGCGGCATCATCCCTGCAACCTATAGCCCCGGTGGCGGCGGCCCGTTTGGCCCGAGTGGCGGCGGCGGTGGTGGCGGCTTCAGGAGCGGCAGCGGTTTCTCGCTGATGCCGAATGGCCAGACCGCAGGCCCCGGCTCTGGAGCTGGCGCAGGATCAACGCCTGCAGCTGGCGGCGGCGGTGGCGGTGCTCCTGGCGTTGGCGCGGCGCGCGGCAGGGTTGCCGAAGGTGGCGATCCGCGCGGCATGGAAAGTTATATCCGGCAACAGGCGGCAGCGAACGGCATCGATCCCGACACGGCGGTGGCGGTCGCGAAGTCGGAAGGGCTGGCGAGCTTTCAATCGACGGCGCGCACCAAAGGCGGCGCGCGGGAGGAAAGCTGGGGCGCGTTCCAGCTCTATACAGGCGGCGGCCTCGGCAATGAGTTTCAAAAGCAGACCGGGCTCGATCCGCGCGATCCGAAAAATGAAAAAGCAACCATCGACTTCGCGCTGAAGCACGCCTCGCAAAAAGGCTGGGGTGCATTTCACGGCGCAAAAAACACCGGCATTGGCAGATGGGCAGGCATCGGCGGCGGCAATGGCCAGACCGCAGGCGCTGGCACTGGCGCAGGCGCTGGCGGCTCGATGGCGGGCGGCTCGGTGCCGAAGCCGGTCATGGATGAGGCCAAGGCACTGCTGATCCGGGGCGGCGGCTCGGGCGAGCTGCAGCAGTTCATGGCCTCGAAGGGATACCCGCGCAGCGGCGCATGGTGCGGCCAGTTCACCGCGTCGGTGGTCACCGAGGCGGGCGGCAAGCCGCCGCGCAATGCTGCCGTCGCATCGAATTGGCTGACATGGGGCGAGCATGTCGATCCCGCCGATGTTCGCGAGGGCGATGTCGCGGTGCGCACCGTCAACCGCGCGTCTGCTGGAGGTGGCCGCGCTATGCCCGGCAACGTCGGCAGTCACGTCGGCCTCGTCGGCGGCGTCGGTGATCGCACCATCGATATGGTCGGCGGCAACCAAGGCAGGCCGGTCCAATCGCGCAATCGCTGGAGTGGCGAGTGGGAGTTCAGGCGGGCGCAGGCGGATCGCGCGCAGATCGACCAGGCGCAGGCCGCATCCACCAAGGTCGAAGGCACCGGAAAGATCAGCGTCAACGTCAATGCGCCGAAGGGCACCAATGTCGGCGCTGAAGGCGGCGGCTTGTTCAAGAAGGTCGAGATCAGCCGCCAGACCCAGATGTCCGAAGCGCCGCGCGGGCCGAAGGGCGGATACGCAACTTCAGAGGCACTGCAATGACCAACATCTTCGATCTGCCTGCGGTATGGCGCAAGGCGCTGATGCCAGCCTCGTTCAACGGTGCGCGCTTTCACTGCGAAACCAACAGTCGCGAGAGCGGACGCAGGACCGTGCTGCATCAGTTTCCGAAAAAGGATTTGCCCTATGCCGAGGACATGGGCCGCGCGGCGCGCGAGTTCAACGTGCGCGGCTATTGCATCGTCTTTCCCTATGACAGCGAGTACACGCTTTATAGCCGCGACTATCGCCGCTCGCGTGATGCGCTGATCGCCCAGCTCGAAGCCGAAGGCCCCGGCAAGCTGCAGCTGCCGACGCAGGCAGCGCAGACGGTGGTCTGCCCGCGCTATCGGCTGACCGAGGAAGAGCGCTTCGGCGGCTATTGCGTGATCGACATGACCTTTCAAGAGTATGGCCTTGATCCGCAGCAGGTCGGCGGCATCGCAACCAATTCGATGATCGCCCAGGCGAGCGAGGCTCTGCGCAGTCAGGTGGTGCGAGCGCTATCGACGCAGCCGCTGCCGGCGCCGCCCAACCCGATGACAAGCGCATGAACCGGCTCGAAGCAGACGACGCCGCGCCGATTGTGGATCGGATGCTGACCGCGCTGCTCGCGACCGTGCCAGCAAAAGGCCGCCCCGGCTCTCATGCGCGCACCGCCATCGGCGACACGCGCGCCAATGCTTACAAGCTCTGCATCGATGATGCGCTCGGCCCGCCGCTGGACGAGTGTTTCGATCTGGCTCGGCTGGCAGGCTCGACCTCGGCGCAGCTCAACTTCGTGCGCGATACCATCGAGCAGGAAGCGCCCGCCACGCTTCCCGGCTGGCTGGTCAGGGATTCTGGCATCCGGCTCGCGCTCGCCACGCAATGCCGCATCATCGCCAGCATGACCTTTGTCAGCAGGCAGGATGTTGATGCGATCAAGACGCAGCTGCTGCAGCCGTTCCGCGATGCGCAGGAGATCGCCGCCGACAGCATGGACCAGATGACATTCCAGACGCTGGTGGCGCTGCACGGCGCGGTGACCAACCATCTGGTTTCGACCGCGAGGCCATTGCCGAGGATGGTGCGCTTCGAGTTCTTCGAGCCGCTGCCGACGCTGGTGATGGCATACAAGCTCTATGACGATGCCTCGCGCTGCGATGAGCTGCGTGAGGAAAACAAGGTCGTGCATCCGGCATTCGCGCCGAGGCTCGGCCAAGCACTATCGGCCTGACCATGGTCGATCTCCAGCGCGTCGAGATCATCTTCGGCAATGTCCTGAAGATCATGGAGGTCGGCGAAGAGCTGCAGCGCGGCTCCTCGTTCATCACCGTGCAGTTCGATCAATTCAGCATCAAAGCAAAGGGAGACATCATGTACAATTTGCCAGCCGATCACACCGTCACGATGCAGGTTTCCTATGTCGATGGCGCGGGCAATCCGGCGACCGTCGATGGCGAGGTGGAATGGTTCACAGCCAACCCCGAGATCGCCGACATCGAAGTCGATGTCGATGACGGCACGATCTGCAAGGTAATCCCGAAGGTCGTGGGCCGCACGCAAGTCAGCGCAAAGGCCGATGCCGATCTCGGCGAAGGCACGCGCGAGCTGCTTACCGTCTGCGACATCATGATCGTGGCCGGCGAAGCCGTCGCTGGCTCGATCCAGCCGGTCGGCGAGCCCGAGCCGATCAACCCTGCGCCGTGAGCAAATGGCGGCGCGTGATCTTCAGCGCCGACTGCGATGAGGATGGCAACTGCCCGGTCTGCGGCATCGATTATGCCGAGTGCAACTGTCCGGGGCCGACCATGGATGACTACGAGTACCGCGAAAAAAACGGCGTGCTCTATGGCCGGCCGAAGGTGACGCATGCCAAAGCCGCAAGAGATCGCCGTTCTTAACGTCAATGGCAGGACCTTCGAGGATTGGGAATCGGTCTGGGTGCAAGAGCGCTGGGCCGATTCCTCGACGGTGTTTCGCTTCACCGCCGCCGAGCGCGATCCGATCTTCAGCAAATCGGGCGTCTTCCCGCTGATCGGAAAGCTGCAGTTCAAGCCGGGAGATAAATGCACCGTCACGCTGGCGGGGCAGCTCGCGGTCACCGGCTACATCGAGACGCGGCAGGTCGCCTATGACGAAAACGCGCACGGCGTGATGCTGATCGGCAAGAGCGCCACCGCCTGGGCGGCGCGATCAAGCGTCGATACCAAGACCGGCAACTTCGACAAAAAGAATATCCAGCAGGTCGCGCAGGAAGTGCTGAGCGAGCACAAGGTCGGCCTCAAAGTAATCGGCCAGCTCGATCTCACGCCATTCGACAAGCTGCAGAACGAAAAGGGTGAGCTGATCTGGGACTTCCTTGAGCGCATCGCGCGGCCTCGCGGCGTGGTGATGGGCTCGGATAGCCACGGCAATTTCCTGCTGATCGGCGAGCATGCCGGGGCGATCAAGGCGCAGCTGGTCGAAGGCCAGAACATCAAGAGCTGCCAGTGCATCATCACCGAGGAGCATACCTATAGCGAGATGCGCGTCGATGGTCAGGCTCCTGCCAGCGATGACAATGCAGGCACCGCCGCAAGCGAAATGAAGGCGGTCGTCAGCGGCACCTCGCCGATCTTCGCCAAGCTGATCACCGCCGCCGAGCAGCCGGTCAAGACGCAGGCCGAGCTGCAGAACCGCGCGAAGAACGAGAACATCTGGCACGAGGGCACCAAGATACAGGCGACCATCGTCGTGCAGGGCTGGCTGCGCGATGGCTCCAGCCTCTGGCACGCGGGCGATGATGTCTCGGTCTATTCGCCGATGGCGATGCTGAACAACAATCTCACCGCGCAGAACGTGACGTTCACTCAGGACAACAACAGCGGCTCGATCACCACGCTTGATCTGGTCAGCCCGAACCTTTTGCGATCAGGCCTCAACTTCAATCCCGGCTAGAGGGAGCCCGCGATGCACCGCGCCACGCCGCTCAATACTTCGATCCGCTCCTATACCGCCGGCGGATCGCGCAGCGTCGTCGATAAGGTCGATGACGAGAAGCTGATGCAGGAGATGGGCGGCAACTTCATGGCCAACGAGACCCGCTCGGAGGTCGAGAGCCCGCAGAACTATGGCTTTACCTCGGTGGTTTTCGACGCCGAGAAGGACAAGGACGGCAAGGTGCAGGGCAGCGCCGAGACCTTCATCAGCTTCATGGGCGGCAACCGCTCGTTCCCGGTCGCGGGCCCGATGGATGATCGCCGCCACCGCATGTTCAAGCTGGAGAAAGGCGACACCGCGCTGTTTCGCGGGCGCGGCGACAAGCAGCAATTCCACATGACGAAGGATGGCGGCTTTTGGAGCGCGCCGCAGGACAAGACGCTGCGCATGGCGCTGCTCGATCAGGACAGCGAGAGCAATGAGACGCAGCAGAGCGGCGGCGGATCGGGATCGGGCGGCGGCACTGGCGCTGCAACGCTTGCCGAGGGCGGCGGCGAAGGCGCATCCGGCCAGCAAGGCGGCAAGCAGAAGAAGGGTCAGGAGCCGCTGCGAAAGGACAACGAGAAGGCCAAGCGCTTCATCGATGTGACCAAGGACAAGACGCGGATGGCGGGCAAGCAGGTCCATTCAATGCTTGATGACGGCAATACTTACGTCCACGTCCATAGCGACAAGAACGTCTATGTCGGCGGCGAATCCGGGAAAGGCAGCTTCGACTTCCTCGCCACGCTGAGCGGGCCGTGCATCAACAGCAAGGGCAAGATCGGCTAGGCCATGCCGAGCAACGGCGTCCCCGATATCCGGCTGGTTCAGAACAACCTGTTCCCGAAATACTCGGTCACGCTCGACTGGCAGCTGCTGCCGAACGGCACGCTTGACGACAGCCAGGCGCTCGCAACTGCGGTCTGTGTGGCGCTCGGCACCAATGCGCTGGCCGATGAAAATGATCTGCTGCCCGATCCCGACAGCAATGAGCGATGCGGCTGGTGGGGCGATCTCGATGCCGAGCTGATCTGGAACGGCTGGCCCATCGGCTCGAAGCTCTGGCTGCTGCGCCGCTCGAAGATCACGCCAGCCTCGGCGCAGCAGGGCAGCACCTTGGTGCTGGTCGAAAACTACATCCGCGATGCGATGCAGCCGTTCGTCAATCGCCGCATCTGCTCCAGCTTCGACATCTGGGTGACGCGCGTGAATCCGCAGCGCATCGACGCCTTGCTGCGAATCTATCGCGGGCCGCAGCGGCCCATCGAGCTGGCCTATCAGGTTTTGTGGGACGCAATGGAGCAGTGAATGCCTTGGTCAACGCCGACGCTGCGCGAGGTCCGCTCGCTGGTGCGCGATGCGGTCAATGCATCGCTGCCTGGAGCCGATGCCAATGTTCCGAACAGCGTGCTGCGCGTCATGTCGGACAATCAGGGCGCGCTCTGCCATCTGACGCTGCAGTATATCGACTGGCTTTCGCTGCAGCTCCTGCCCGACACCGCCGAGACCGAGTGGCTGGATCGGCACGGCGATATCTGGCTGACCAATGCCGATGGCACGACAGGCCGCAAGATGGCCACGCTTGCGACCGGCACCGCGAGCTTTCAGGGCGTCATCGACGGCAGCATAGTTCCTGCAGGCACGCAGATGCAGAGCGGCGTCAGCATGCCGGTCGAAGCCGACTCACCCAATCAGGTGGTGAGCTTCGAGCTGCTGGAGGACATCATCACCTCGGCATCGACGCCGGTCATCGGCAACATCCGCGCGCTTGATCCCGGCAGCTTCGGCAATCTGCCTGACGATTCCCCGCTTTCGATGGGGCAGAATCCGGTCCCCGGTGTTTCGACCGAGGTCTTCGTCGTCCATCTGACAGGCGGCACCGACAACGAGACCGATGAGCAGCTGCGCACGCGCATCCTGCTGCGCATCCGCAACCCGCCGATGGGCGGCTCGGTCGCCGACTATGTGAATTGGGCGCTGGCCGTCCCCGGTGTGACGCGCGCATGGGCGGCGCCCGAGCAAGGCGTCGGCACCATCACCGTTCGATTCCTAATGGATGATCTGCGCGCTGCTGATGATGGCTGGCCGACGCCCGAGGATGTGCAGATCGTTCACGACTACATCAACAAGATGCGCCCGGTGACCGTCAAGGATTGCTACGTGCTCGCGCCGATCAAGCAATTCATCGACATCCACATCGCGCATCTGGTGCCGAACACCGCCGAGGTCGCCGCCGAGATCGAGAAGAGCATTCGCGACATGCTGTTCCAGATGGCCGCGCCTGGTCAGACGATCTATGCCGCGTGGGTTTCCTACGCGATCATGAGCGCGCCGCACGTCCAGTCCTTCAACCTCGTCAGCAATGATGATTATGCGATGCCGTCCCTCGGCCACATGGCGGTGCTGCAGACCATCTACTACGAGTCCACGCAATGAGCGACCGGCACATTCGCAGGGCCGGATCGGACTACGCTGATTCCTTTCTGACGATGCTGCCGCAAGGTCAGGCTTGGCCGAAGCGCGTGCCCGATAGCACGCTGGTGCGCTCGGTCGTCGGCCTCTGCGATTATTGGGGCTTTGTCGATAGCCGCGCCGCCGATCTGCTGGAGCGCGAAAGCGATCCGCGCCAGACCGTCGAGCTGCTGCCGGACTGGGAACGCAACTGGGGCCTGCCTGATCCCTGCTATGAGGAGCCGCAAACCATCGGCGAGCGCCAGCTCGCGCTGGTGATGCGGATGACAATGCTCGGCGCGCAGAGCCGCGAGTTCTTCATCGCGGTCGCCGAGATGATCGGCTACTCGATCACGATCACCGAGTATCGCACCTTCGTCGTCGGCATTGATCGCGTCGGCGACAACCGCGTCTACGGCGACGGCACCAACCCCATGTACAACGAATGGGGCAACCCAATCCTGAACGAGGACGGCAGGCCGGTCGAGGATGGCGAGCTTTCCGAGTGGCCCTATTACGGGCTCGGCCCCGAGACCAACCGCTTCTATTGGCAAGTGCACGTCCATGAAGCCTCGCTGACTTGGTTCCGCTGCAGCAAGGGGCAATGCGGCGTCGATCCGCATCTGCGCATCGGCCTCGCCGATGATCTTGAGTGCCTGCTCAATCGATGGAAGCCGGCGCACACGCAGATCATCTTCGACTATTCCAACCTCGGCAAACCGAACGATCCGATGGCGGGCACGCCGTAGGATCAGGGAGCGACCGCGATGAAATATAACCAGCCTTATGGCGTTGCTGACGTAGACGCGCCCTACATCAACGGCAATCCATCGACTGGCACCATGGGCTCGATCCCGCCTGCTGCATCAATCGAATATCCGCAGCGGGAGATCGTGAACGTGATCGAGGCGGCAACGCTCGTCCCCGACAATGCCGATCTGGAGCAGATGGCGAAGGCGATCCAGTCGCAGCGCATCTGGTCGGTCGATGATGCTGGCACCGCGAACCAGTACAGCGTCACGCTCAACCCGCATCCAGGCGGTTACTTTCGCTACATGCTGGTGGTCGCGTACACCACCGCGCCGAACACCGGGCCGTCGAATCTCAATGTCAACGCGATGGGCGCGAAGCCGGTGGTGCGCGCGGACGGGTCCGATCTGGTGCCGGGCGACATCGGCGCGAACACGCTCAACGCCTTCATGTATGACGGCGAGAAATTCCGCATCGTCTGGGGCGCGAAGTCCGCAGGCGCGACCGGATGGCTGACGCAGAACCTGACCTTCTATGTCAACTATGCGACCGGCAGCGATGCCAACGATGGCGCGGCGGCGGTGCTCGCCGCTGGCCATGGCCCGTTCAAGACGCTGCAGAAGGCCTCCGATGTGATCGGCACCTTCAACCTGAACGGCTATGCGGTGACGGTCAACGTCGCCGACAGCCCGAGCTACTCCCAGCTGCGCTTGCCAGCTTCGGCGGGCAATGGCTCGATCAACTGGATCGGCAACGCGGGCAACCCGGCGAACTGCGTCATCACCGGCACCAATACGATTGCGGTCCAGGTCGCTGGCGTCAACAATACGATGAACGGCTTCAAGGTGCAGACCACTGGCGGCACCGGACAGGCCGATACCCGCGCAGGCATCCATGCGCAGGGCGCGGTCACCGCTACCTTCACCAACATGGAATGGGGCGCGTGCGCGGGGCCGCACAACTTCTGCTATGGCGGCGCGTATCTTCGCCTGGGCGGCACCATCAAGATTAGCGGCAGCACGCAGAATCACACCTATGGTTTGGGCTGCTTCATCGTCTGCATCTATGGCGGCAAGGTGGATTTCACCGGGGTCGCTGCTTCGCCTTGGACGCTGGTCGGCTCGCCGAACTGGCCGACCGCTTTCGTCTACACCGACAGCGTCGGCGTGGCGTTCGTGACCTATTCGACGCTGACCGGCACCGGCACCGGGAAAAAGTATCAGGCCACATACAATTCGGTGATCGCGGTCGGCGGCGGCGGCATCAACTATCTGCCGGGTGATGTGGCGGGCACCGTCGCAACGGGAGGCCAGTATGCCTAAAGAGTTTTTCGATCCATATGATTGGTATTGGCTGGCCGAGGATGGCCGCCTCTACAGCAGCAAACGCCAGCTGATCCTCACCGAGGATGATGTCGATTATCTCGCATGGCGCGAGCCCGAGCCGCTGCAGAACCCGCAGCAATGGCCGCGCGATGATGCAGGCGCGCAGACCACGGCATCGATGCAGGCGGTGATGGATGCTTACGGCATGACGGTGCCGGAAGGCTGAGCGCATGGCCATCGTCAACATCATCACCGAGAACGATGCCGACTTCATCCGCTCGTTCGCCTATCAGACGCTCGCGGGCGTGCCCATCGATCTGACCGGCAACAAGCTGCGGATGGGCGTGCGCCGCCGCGCCGAGGATGTTGCCGAGCAGCTGCTGCTGACCACCGAGAACGGTGGGCTTGAGATCACTGATCCTGCGCTCGGCAAGTTTCAGGTCTGGATCACCAATGAGCAGCTGGAGGCGCTGGTGCTCGGCGATTATGAGCACTCGCTGATCCGCATCGTGCCGACCGGCATGCAGCTGCGCATGTGGTCAGGCGCGCTTACCGTCAACGCGGGGCCGAGCCGATGAGCGAAGACCTTTCGGTCACGCAGGACACCGATGTCAGGATCGCGCCGGCTGGCACCGAGATCGCTGTCATCGCCGATTACGAGGTCGAAGTTATCCAGACCTTCGAGCAAGGCCCGCCCGGTCCTCAAGGGCCGCAAGGCCCGCTCGGCCCGGTTGGGCCAGCTGGGCCGGAAGGCCCGCACGGCAACACCATCCATTACGGGGCGCGCGATCCGCTGCCGGGAGATGGCCTGCCGGGTGACAGCTGGATCAATACCGCGACCAATACGCTGTTTGGTCCGAAGAGCCTGACCGGCGTCTGGCCTGCAGGCGTCTCGCTGATCGGGCCGCAGGGTATCCAAGGCAACGTAGGGCCGCAGGGCATCCAAGGGCCGCAGGGCCCGCAGGGCATCCAAGGCATCCCCGGCAATACCGTGCTCTATGGCTCGGTCGATCCGGGCGCGGGCACTGGCGTCGATGGCAATTTCTACATCAACACCACCACGCATTTCATGTTTGGGCCGAAGGCCCTCGGCGCTTGGCCTGCAGGCACCTCGCTGATCGGCCCGCAAGGCCCGCAGGGGCCGCAAGGCATCCCCGGTGCAGTTGCTGAAGCGCCGACCGATGGTCAGACCTATGGGCGGCGCGGCAGCGATGCGTCGTGGCAGCTCATCACTATCAGCGGCACAGTGCGCTATGACTCGGTGCAGGCGCTGACCGTCGCGCAGAAGACGCAGGCGCGGCAGAACATCGCTGCCTCCCCGATTGACGCGATGGCGTACCACGGCGCGCTGATCAACGGCGCGATAGAGATCAACATTGATCCGTTTAATGTAGGTGCCAGCACGCACGGCTCTTCCATCTGCGACGGCTGGCAGTTGTTCAAGACCGACGCTACGGCGGTTATTCTCGGGCGGCAGTTCCTGAGCAATCCCGGTGTCTTCCCCGGCTTCGGCGGCATCATTGAACTCGAATGTCAGGTGCCGCACGCCTCGCTTGGTGTCTCCGATGGCGTCGGCGTGTATCAGGTGATCGAGGGCTGGCGCGCGGTGAAGCTCGCATTCGGCACGCCGCAATGTCTGCCGATGACGCTTGGCTTCTGGTCGCGCCACGTCCGAACCGGCATCTACAGCGGCACGCTGCGCTGCGTCCACAGCGCGCATTCCTACGCTTTCGAGTACACGCAGGTAGCGTCGGCGGCGAACCAGTGGAACGTGATCAACATCCCGCCCTGCACCACGGGCGGCCTGCCGCAGGCTGGCACTGGCGAGGGCCTGTACCTCACCTTCGCAATGGCGGCGGGCAGCGACCTAAGACTGTCAGCTGGCGTCTGGTCCAGCGGCACGACCGGCGCGATTGCTTCGCAAAATCAGATCAACGCCATTGCGGCGAACACGGATCGTTTCCTGATTGGCGGCATCGTTCTGCTGCCCGGTCTCGAAGCGCCGACTGCAGATCGGGCGTGGCTGGCGCTGCGGCAACATCAGGATGATCTGCGGCTGTGCCAGCGTTACTGCCAATACTTCCCTGAAATTCGCTTCAACGACACGCAGAGCGCGATGGCTGGGCGCAACTTCCAGTTTTCCGTCTCGCTGCCCGAACGGATGCGGATTGCGCCGACCCTGAGTTTCCACAACGTCACCGTCAATCGCTGCACGTCGCCGGGTGCTGGATTTAGCAATCCTGATGCCTTCGGCATCGTGACGACCAACGTCGCTGCGGGCTCCGACGATTTTTCATTGACAACGAGCGTCAGACTACTCGCGAGGTTGGCGTGATGGCAGAGTATCGGCTGACCGAGACTGTGCTGGTGATCCGCACCGTCGATGGCGCTTTCATCCCGCCAGATGAAGGCAATGCGGATTGGCAGGCCTATCAGCAATGGCTCGCCGATGGCGGCGTGCCTGATCCGGTTTCCGCCCCGATTGATGCCGCGCTGAACAGCGTCGGCACCGGCAAGACCACCAACCAAATTTTGGGAGTAGCGTGATGTCAGCGCTTGATCTGATCGCGACCGCTTCGGATGAAACCTTCGCAGGCAGGGTGATGATGATCATGTTCAAGGTGGCGCAGAACGTCGCCAGCGAGGACCCGGCCACGGCCAACCATGCCGAGCGCATCAACTATGCGAGCTTTGTGATCATGGGCCAGGAGAAGCCCCAGCTGGTCGCCGCGCATGTGATCTCATCGAACCCCGTGATCTCGCAAACCATCGAGAGTGATCCGGCAGCGCTCGGCTCGAACGTGCCTGATGGCGACATCGAGTTCGCGCTGGCTACGATCTGGGATAGCCGCTCGCTCGCGTATGCTGCAACGCCGCCGTAATGCCCCGCGCATTTTGTGCAGCACATTTTGTGCATCCCATCGGCCCCGCTTCGGCGGGGCCATTTTTTTTGAAACCCGCTGAAAAAAAGACCTGCTCCAGTAAGTTCCAGAGCAGGTCAAGGCTCATCACTCATGATCGAACGGGTGTGCGCCGCCCGACCTCGTGAAGATAAGCACGGCGAGCAGTTCCTGCTATACAACCGACACGATCTCATTTATTTTAACACTCCCCGGTTCTTCGTGGTCGCTGGGGCCATCACGAAGAGTCCTTGGGCAACGAAGTAGTGTGCGACCAAGGGCAATAGAAATCTCGTGCGGCGACTCAAGCCGTCTTTGCCTGCTGCCCCGAACTCTCACATCGCTGATCTGTGTGCTTCGCGAAGGGAGATCAAAAGCGATGCCAAAACCATTTCCTGTACTCGTTCAAATCGAAGAGATTGCGCTCGGCACGGTGCTGCGCAAGCTGCACGAAATGCCCGGCGTGATCAGCGTTGACCTGCAGCTCGGCCTCGGCGGCCAAGGCGCGGGCAAGCAGTTGCTGGAGCATGCTGCGCAAACCAAGCGCGGCAACAATGAGCAGACAATAGTCAAGCTCCTGCTGCAAGGACCGAAGCACATCAACGATATCACTGCAGCCATCGGCGGCAAAAAATCCAGCTTCTATACGGTGACGAGCAAGATGAAGAAGCAGGGCCTGATCGAGAGGTCGGAAGGCAAAGGCACTTGGCAGCTAACCCACAAGGCGCGCACGCAGCTCGGCGATGTGAAGGCGCTGCCAGCGCCAGAGATCGCGCGGGGCCCCGCAGGCCGCGCCGTTCCCGGCTCGGGCAATAGCCTGCTCCGCTCATTGCTTGCCGAGGGCGCGAAGCCGCCCCGTGAGCTGCGCAAGCAGCTCGGCAGCAAAGGCATGTCGCCGAAGAGCATCAGCGGCGTGCTTGATCGCGCGAGGAAGGCAGGCCTGATCAAAAAGCTCACCAATGGCACCGGGTATGAGCTGACAGCGAAGGGCCAGAAGATCGAGATGGGAGCGCAGGCTCATGGCTAGAGGGTTCGTCAGAGTTTACCGGACTTACAATTACATCGATAAAAATCCGGTCATCGATAAGGTCCGCACACTCATCCAGGACGAGGGCCTCATCAAAAAGCTGCCCATCGTTCACGAGATCAGCGGCGTCTCAACCTCCACTTTGGACAACTGGTTCAATGGAACCACGCGCTCGCCCCAGCACGCGACCATCGCTGCGGTGATCACATCGCTGGGCTACAAGGAACAGTTCGTCAAGGATCACGACCTCGACCTTGAATCCGAGCGCAAGGTCGCAGCCGATTGGCTGGCGAAGCAGGAAAAGAAAGCCGTCGTAAAAAAAGCGAGACCCAAGAGCAACGGCCACAGCACGAAGCGGAAATGGACCGGCAGAGGATGGGAGGCGAAGCGGTGAGCGAGCGCGATCTGCGCGCGATGATCGCGCAGGCGTCGATGTTCTGCGATAGGCATTTCGCCCTCAAAGGCGAGATCGCCCCGATGTGGCACGCGATCACTTCCAAGGGCGAGACGATGATCGAGGCGCATCCCTGCGAGCTGGGCAAGGACCTAGCGGCGGCGATGATCCGGCACTGGTTCGATCTGATCGATGCGGTTCGTTACGTCTATATCGGCGAAGCGTGGACGCTCGACCGGATGATCAGGCCCGAGGAGTATGAGGAGATCAACCGCAAGGGCCTCGCCGAGCATCCTGATCGCGTCGAAGTGGTGCAGCTGCAGGGCGAGGACCGCGACTATGGCCAGATCATCGCCGCGCGAAAGATCATCAGGCCGAAGAAGGGCAAGCCATATCTCGGCCCGCTGGAGGACATCAACGACCTGCCGCATATCCCGGCAGGCGCGCATGTGCAATCGGAGGGCCGCATGGTGGGCATGCTGCCGGTGCGAGGGACGCGACAATGACCACTATTCACAATCCGCCGAACGTGCAGTTGCGCATCGATGCGGTTTGGCTTTTTGTCTCGATAGATGAAACCGGCGAAGGCGTCTGCGCGGCGCCGCTGATGGGCGACGGCTCGCTCGTTCCGCTGATCGCCGCCGATGAGGAACGCTTGCAGTCGCTCATCCCCATCGCGCGCAGGATCGCCAAGGAAAGCGGCAAGCAGGTCAAGCTGATCAAGCTGAGCCAGCGCAGCGAACTGATGATGATCCAGCCCGATGGGAGCGAGATGCAATGAGCGGGCGGCCCTTCACCTGCTTCGACTGCAGCGGCTTTCTGTTCCGCCCCGGTCCATGCGGCGGGCTATCGCAAAACATCGAATGCGTCGGCTGCGGTAGCCGCTTCAACGTCGCGCATTGGCGCGGCATGCAGCTCTCGGTCGAGCGCATCGCGAACGATAGCGAGTGGCGCGTGGACCTTTTTCCGAGGGTGCTGCAATGAACCTGCGCATGATGATTGCCCAGCGAATCCAGGCGAAGGGCCTCGGTCCTTTCTGGAAGCTGGACTGCTTTGTCGATTTAATCGAGCGCGGCGTCTCCCGCAACGAAGCGCTTGATGCTCTCAAGGACTTCGCCGACGAGATCAGCGCGCTGAAGAAGAATCGCAGGCGAGAGGAACTGACATGAAGAGGACCCAAGTTATGGCGCGCGGTAGCGGCGTTGTGGTAAAGCCACGCGGCGCAGGGGCTGAGACGCTGCAGCTGCTCGAAGCCGCGCTCGGCCCGAACTCCATGATCCGCGTCACCTTTGATGTGACACCGGAGCAGTTTTTTCAGCTGCTGGGATCGATGACTGGCCCGATCCAGATGATCAAGGGCCGCACGCGTACCATGCTGGAGCTTGAGCAAGTTCTGAAGATCGTTCCGGTCAGCAAAAGCACGCTGCTGCGGATGCTGGCCGAGGAAAGGTTTCCGCGCGGGCATTACATCAGCCCGAACCGCCGCGTCTGGTACGAGGACGATATCCTGAAGTGGCAGGATCAGCTGCTGAACAACCAGACCGATTCGCTGCGCAAGAAGCGAGACCGGCCCAAGGACATCGAACTCAAGGCGAAGCGGGTATCCTCGAAAAAGCGAACGGCGAAGCGCAAGCAAGCGAAAAAGAAAAAGGCACGGAGGCGCTGATGCATCAGGAGCAAGCCGTGCATTTGCTCGGCGATCTCACGGTGATGATCGCCGATCCTCCCGCGAAGATGATGAAGGCGCTGGCGGCGATCAGCCTGCGCGCTCATCGGTCCTATGATGAGTGCTCGGGCTTCGCTCCCGGCAGCTCGCATGACAAGTGCCTGTTCATGTCGCTGGCGGTGCGCGACTTCCTTGTCGAGATCGGCTATGGCGATGCGACGGTCAGACCCTGTTTCCTGTACATCGCCGCCAATGACCTGCAGGGCCGCGAGCTATGGTCGGTCGGCCTCGGTGCGCCTGGGCAAGTGCCGCAGCTCGAAAAGTTCAACGGCCATGCGGTCTGCACCGTGCCATCGCTGGGGCTGCTGATCGACACCACCATGTATCAGGCGATCAGGCCGCAATGGGCTGGCGCGGTCAGCGGGATGGCGACGATCAAGTACCACGAACCGTGGCTGAACCAATCGATCCATGGCCGCGCGTCGATTGCCGGGGCCGACGTCGAGCTGCCGGATCGGCGCGTGATGGTGATGTGGCTGGATCGGCCCGAGCTGAACTGGAAGCGCGAGATCGACTTCAGGAACAAGAGCGAGCGCCGCCGCCACGTCACCAAGGTGCTTTGCGAGGCCTTCGGATCATGGAGCGGACATTGAGCGACGAGGAGCGAGCTGCGGAATCGACGGATGAGGCCGCGCTGCTGGTCGAGATCATCAAGCCGGTGCTGGCCCATCGCGAGCCCGAGGTGGTCGGCGGCGTGCTCGGGCAGCTGCTCGCCATCCTGATCGCCGGGCATAGCCCTGAGCTGCGCGCTGAGATTCTGGCGATGGTGCTTGGCATCGCAAGGGAGCTGGTGCCCATCGAGATCGAGCAGATGATCGAGGCCGGTCAGGTCGGCGAGGAGTGGCGAGGCACCAAGCAATGAGCACGCAGCTGGAAAAACTGGTGAGGGAGTGGCGCGATGCGCAACGGGCGATTGATCGGCTGACGCCGGCTGAGCGGGCGAAGAACCGCGAGCCGCTGGACCGGATGATCGCCGCGCATAACGCGCTGATCAAATACGCCAACGAGGAGATGGAATGAAAACCTTGCATGCCGATCCTGTGGTGCGTCTCGAGCGGCGCGACGGCAAGCCGGTGCGGCAATGCGGCGATTGTCAGCTCTGCTGCAGGCTGCTGCCGGTGCCGCCGCTGAAGAAGCCTGCAGGCCTGAACTGCCAGTTCCAGAAATTTCACAAGGGCTGCACCGTCTACCGGCAGGCCCAGATGCCGAGCGAGTGCATGCTCTGGAATTGCCGCTGGCTGGTCGATGATGACTGCGCCGATATCCCGCGCCCTGATCGCGGGCATTTCGTGATCGACGTGATGCCTGACTTCATCACCATCACGCCGGATGGCGAGGAGCCGCAGAACATTCAGGTCGCGCAGGTCTGGATCGATCCGCGATATCCCGAGGCGCATCGCGATCCTGCGCTGCGGCGCTGGATGTTTCGCCGCGCCCAGGCGGGCGTGGCGACCATCGTGCGGTTCAATTCCAAGGACGCGCTAGTGATCTTCGCGCCGCCGTTCGATATCGAAGGCCAATGGCACGAGATCAGGAGCGGCATGAAGCCGGTCGCCACGCACAGCTTCGAGGAAATTTTGCAGGCGCTTGGCGGCCAAGCGAATGGAGGGAGCCATGGTTAGCGAGACCCTATCGTTCAAGATGGGCTTCGAGCGAGAGCTGCAGCAGCTGATCGACAAATATCTCACAGCGCAAAGCAAAACCCTGCAATGGTGCATTGTCTGCGAAGTGCTGGAGGAGAAAGAGACCGAGCTGGCAGAAGAATGCGACAGGCGATTTCCCGAGCAATGGGACGATGAGGAGACCGATGTTGAGGAACTGAGCCGACTGCACGATGAGGAGCGAGCGCTCGGACTGAAGTGAAGAGGCGGTATCGAACCATGACGTTCCAGCTCGACCCCGACAATGATCCGAACGAAGCCTATGGAATCCGCGCGGCCGATGTGCCGCCCGGCTGGTGGGAAGTCACAGCCAACGGCATCGGCGTCCACTACTTCAAAGAGCGCGAGAAGGCTGAGCGCTTTTGCGTTGATCCTGAGTATCGCAAGGAGTTGTGTTTGAAGCCGAAGCTTTGGGAACGGAAGCCGACCTGATCTGAACGGGCTTAACCTATGTTAAGGCGAGCCTCTCGGCCATCAGTGCTGCCGGTTGCTCGCCACTTCCAGCGGGCGGTGGCCGAGCCGGTAAAAGGTCTGGCTGGCTGGGTCCCATGTATCGGGATCGAGGATGTTGCTCAGCGCCTGCACCGCGCCGAACAGCGCGAAGCGATCCTCATCCTTGAGGCGGGTGTCCGCGAGCAGCAGCTCGATCTCGGCCAGCTCGGCGGCGATGGCATCACGGTCGATCATTGGCTCACCAGTCGCAGCGTCAGCTGACGATCCGGCCCGACATGGCGGTCGATGAAGTCCTCCAGCGCGCGGGGAACCTTGCGATCCTCCAGCCCGAGGCGGCGCAGCAGCTCCTGCGCCACGGCGTGAGAGACATCCTCGGAGCGATTGGTGTCTGGGTTGAACATGATCACCCGCAGCGGGTCAGAGTGCTGCCCGCTCATCAGGTCGCTGACGGTAGTCTCATAGTCGGCGCGGTAGAAATCAGTCTCGGCGAAGGCTGGACCGTACACGCCGTAGTGGTTCACAACGATGTAAAAATCTTCAGGTGTATTTGGAACAATCGATGGCTCTATACGCATACGCAGCTCCCGCTTCCCGGTCGGAAGCCTACACGGCGCGGCCCGTTGTTTGGACTCGCATTTTTTGCATGGAAGCCTATCTGCAACCTATGCGCAGGGACGTGACTTTCGCTCTGCCGGTCAAGGCTCCCAAGGTTCCGGCTGGGCCTGACTGGCTCCACGAGATCAAGCATGATGGCTACCGGATGATGCTGATCCGCGAGCAGAAGACCGTTCGCCTGATCAGTAAGGGCGGCCTGGACTGGTCGAAGCGCTTCCCATGGATCACCGAGTCCGCGCTCAGGATACGGCAGGATCGGTTCTTGCTTGATGGCGAAGCCGTGCTGCTCGGCATCGATGGCAAGTCAGACTTCGCTGGGCTGCACTCCCGAAAGCATGATGCGGAGGTACAATTCTACGCCTTCGATATGTTGGCTGGAGGCGGCGATGATCTCCGCAAGCTGCCGCTAACGCTGCGCAAGTCAAACCTCGCCGCGCTGTTGGCACGTCGCTCAGATGGCATCCATGCTGCGCCCTTCGAGCAAGGCGAGATCGGCCCTGATCTCTTTCGCCACGCCTGTCTGCTTGGGCTGGAGGGTCTGGTCTCGAAGCATCGCGAGCGAGCCTATGGCGCGGGCAGATGCAAGCACTGGCAGAAGGTGAAGAACCCGAAGCACCCAGCCTATCGCCGCGTGCAGGATCAGTTTTGACCGGGAGCGCAAGGAGGCACTTTCATGACGGTCTGGGTCTATGTTGACACCTCACGCGACGTTGGCGATGCCGAACACCTTCGAGTTTTCGCAACGGCTGAAGCCGCCGACGCTTGGTTCGAGGAAAATGATCCCGAGGGCGTCGCATTTGAATACGCGGTGATAGCCCAGTGATGTCCGACCGGGGGCGAAGGCCTTTATTTTTGCGGAGGCGATTTTGCTTCCCTTACCGGCGCATCGCGCCTTTTTGGCGCGATCACGCCCTCGATCTGCCGGCGAGCCATGCTGATCTGATCGTATAGTTTACTCTTGGGGATTGTCACACGTCCCGCATCGATCTTCAGAATGTAGCGCACGAACGCAACGCGCACATTGTCCATCTTCTGCGGGTAGTTGTTCCTACGGATTTCATCTCGCGCAAAGAGTTCGTTGACTCCGGTGACCAGCGCGATCTGTTCGATGTAGGTTTCCGAGCTGAGCACCATCTCTAGGTGAGCCAAGCCACTATCCTTTATACCCACGCGGTCACCGACCCCTATATGCTTCGCGTTCGGGTCCAAGGCTTCGATAAGCCGTCGATCATACAAACGGTTGAGGACCTGCATCACCAGTTCGTCTGCGACGCCGCAGCCTTCAAACAGAGCGCAGAGTTCCGACGCATGCCAGTGCCTGCTTTCAACTCCATCATCTCGAACGCTGTTCAAGCGCTGGCGCAGTATCCAGAGCAAATAGTACGCGAGCAGCGGCGACTCCGGTCGATTGGGATTCGTGTAGAACAGGTTGGACACGAACTCATTTTCGGCCTCGCTGAAGCGGTCGTATTCACCTTTTAGCAGTGCGCGGTGTGTCCTTCGACGGTCAGCTGTTATGCTTGGGCCACCGAACTTCGACTTGATGATCTCGTCGATCTTGATCTCCGGTGACAAAAAGATGCGCTCAGCAAGCCGCAACATGATGCGGATGTTGAAGTTGCCCAGCCGACCGAGCAGACCCGAGACATAGTCGTTTTCGAGAAAAACTTTGCCTACCGCTTCTGCGAGCATGGCAAGGTCGTTGACCTGGACCTGAAAGCCAAGACGGGAGAAGTATGACTTCGCCGCGTCAGCTGGCGCGTTTACCTTGGCCTTTAGAAATTCGACCCGCTTGAAAATGATTTCTGTTCGGGCACAGGCAGGTAAAAGCTGCGCGAGGAATAGCTTTGCAACGCGCCATCCTTCGACAGCCGCCACACCGTGCGATCAGTAATCGGCACTACATTGAAAACCACTCCTGCGCTCTCGTAGGAGTGCGCGAGTTGATACACCAAGTCCTGAACGCCCGGCGCGAATTGATCGGTGTTATCGAAGATGAGGCATGGCAGCTTTCCAAGGCCGAAGCATGCTCGCTCCAGCAGCCGGCGCACATAATCGTCCGGGTTCTTCTCTCGTCGGTCCTCCATGTGGCTGCCAAAGAAAATTTTAAATGCTTCCTTGTCTTTGAGGTATAGCGGGCGCTGCGAGCCTTCTGATAGCCGCTTGTACTCGCTGAAAAAGATGCCCATCAGATCGTCGTAAGATGGGGGATCATTCGCGCAAATCTTCTTTTCGAGAACAGTGCGCAGCTGGTCGATGGCCCAACCGACAATCATTCCCGGATCGCCGTGATAAGTTTCGAGATCAACACGCGCGACAACACATGTCTCTCGCATGCTCAAGGGTAGAACCTGCTCGAAGAAGCGGTCGATGAAGGTCGATTTGCCGGACCCTTTATTGCCGACGATCAATACTGTCTCGGAGCGCTTCGCACGAATTGTCCGTTCCATTGCCTCCTGAAGCGCTCCGCCTTCTCCGGTGTTTAGAGCGGTGATGTTGTTCATCACGCGCTGGATGATTTTTTCGAGTTCGAAATCCGCCTTGCGGCTCTCCTGTGTTTCCACGAAGCAGTCCCGGAGCATCTCTCGGTCCTTCTCGTCCGACATGCGAGAAAAGAACTGTGAGAATAGCAGTGCGGCATCGCTCGCGAGTTCATCGCGCTTGCGCATGCGGGCATCAGCTGGGTCCAGTACGCAGAACTGCTGCTCTGCGTCAGGAATGCGCAGGCCCTCTGCTTCGTTGATGTGGGCAAGATGAAGCCGATCAATAATCGAGCCTCTGCCAAGCAGCTCCACGAACTTGCCCATGTTGGCAATTACAGCTGCGAGGTCCGGGAAAAGCACGCCTTTACCGTCCATTGGCCTCTTGCCGTCTGTTCGGGACGCCTTGAAGAAAAGCCACGTATTGCCATCGGTGACGCAGGCCACCGGCACGCCTTGCTCCAACGCATAAGACATCGCCTGCTTGATTCCGGCCAAAAGGGGCTTAACCACTGGTCCCGACAGGCTGACGTGCATCACTTCGCTGGATCGAGTCGCGGGCTGCAACTTGCCCTGGCGCTTAGCCTCGACCACCATGGCATTGGTATTCTCGCCAACCCTCAGCAAATAGTCGATGTATCCCGACTCCGTGGTAGGCTCGGTCAGCACAGAGCTGTCGCGCTTCCAATCCAGCACCTCAAAGAGGAAACGGTCCAGTACCTTCAGCCGGGTGTCGGCCTCGTTGGGTCCTGCCGCAAGCGCGGTCTGAATTTGCGGTTCGAGGCTCATCAGCCTTTCGGCTGCGAGTTCAATCAGGTTGGACATAGGTTTTCCCCAGCAGCGGAGTGCCAATCTGCCCTCGCAGTTCGTTGGCCGCAAGCCACTTAAACGGTCTAATTCAGGTCGGCGCTAGGCCGAGCCCTTTGCCTTGGTCAGCCGCATCTGCATCTCGCGACCAAACGCGCGCAGCTCTTTGTCGATCAGATCCATTTTGATCAGGTCGGCCTCGGTCTCCTGCTCGCCGGGATCGAGGATGTTCATGATCGAGCTGAACAGATGCTGCGAGCCCGCCATGAACGCGATGCGGCATTCATCGACCTGAATCTGCGGCGCATCGGGCGCGAGCACATACATGCGATAGCCTGCCCACCCGGCCTCGATGAGCTTGCCTTCCTTGGCGAGCTGCTTCGATAGCTCGGTCGCGATGCGCTCGATCTCTTCACGGCTTGGCATGCTGGGCCTCCAGTTCCCTGATGCGGTTCTGCAACTGCGCGTTCAGCTGCATCGATCTCGCCAGCTGCCGCGCCAGTGCCTGATCAACGCGCTCGATGCGCGCCGCCTGGGCGAGCGCTTCGCGTGCGATCAGGCCGACGCCTTCGACCACATGGCGCATCGCGTTGGCGCTGATGCTGTCGAGCGAGAGGCCGCCGGCGCGCAGCAGATCAGCGGCCTTCTTCCAATCGGGCTCGGGAAAAACCGCGAGCGGATAGGCTTCGCTCCACTGCACGATGCGCTGCAGTGCTTCCTCAAGAATGTCGGCCCCATAGTCCTCGCTCATCGCCCGCTCTCCTGCCGCCAATAGATGCCGAGGATCAGATACTGCATCAGCCGGTGAAACCAGTTCGGCTGCTTCCCATCGGGCAGCGTGATCGCAACGGTGCCGCGCAGATCGGGCCCCGGCTTGCCGCCGAGATAGCCATGCCAGCGCCGCTCGCTCATCGCCTGCATCTCCAGACCAGCCGCCGCCCATGATGGAAATATCGGCGGCCCTTCGCGCCGCATACGCGATCTGCATGCCTCGGCTTATGGCTTGAGCTGCACTGAGCGCTCCTGAGCCTCGCTGGCTCCTCCTGAGCGGCATCAGCTATGCGCACATGCTGCATAGCTCGCGCAGGAGCCTGCCAGCGTTCATCAAAGGCCAGCAGAGGGGCAAGCCGATCCACCCGAGTAAGCACGGTAAAAGCCTCGCGCGGGCTCGCCGCGGCGGGCAGCGGCGCATTATTTTGGATGGCATGGCCTAAGAGAGCCCCGGCCAGCCCAGCGCACCACAGGGCTCCTGCGGCGCTCGCGAGCCGGATCGGGAACATCGGCTTCAGCAAAGGATGCATATCGTTCCTTTGCGCCCCAGCCGCGCCGCTATGCTCAACAAAAAAGCCGCCCCGGATCAATGGGGCGGCTTAAATTTTTTATGAGTGTGTCATGCCGCCATTCGCAGCGGTTCCGTAACCGCCTCATCGGCAACGATGCGCCTGATCTCATCGGCGAGCTTCTGCAGCGCCGCGCGCTTCTCATCGATGCGCGGGTCTTGGTCATAGTGTTTGCCGGTTACATCGGGCACCACGCGCTGATCGTCGTCCTTGTTGATCGTATGGTCGAGGCAGAGCGCGATGGTGGCGCGGCTGATGCCGATGTTGGCCATCAGGCTGGCCGCTGTTCGCCTCAGATCATGCGGCGTGAACGGCGCGATACCGAGCTTTTTGCAGAGCCCATCGGTGTACCTCGTCGGCTTGCCTTTCCGCACGACCGATCTGCCGCGCAGCGCATTGGCCAGCGCCTTGCGATGCAGCGGCTCGGTGCCCCAGCGCCCCGCGAACATCCAAGTGTAGTTGCCCATGGCTTCCTTTGCGATCTCGACCGCGAGATCGGAGAGCGGCGCATGAACTTCGCGCCCCGGCTTGCTGCGCTCATCGGGAACGATCACCAGGGGCCGCTTATCGGCGAGCCCGTTGCCCTGCAGCTCGCTCTCATGGATGTGCAGGAACTCCCACGTGCGCAGCATGCTGACCAGCGCGAACTTCAGCCCGAGGCAGATGCGGCGCTCGACGGTGATGTCAGGCCGATCCAGCCCGAGCCAAAGCGTCCTGATCTCTTCGCGGCTCAGCTTGCGCTTGCGGGCATATTCCCTCGGCAGCTTCGGCAGATTGAAGCAGGGCGAGGTTGATACATAATCGTTTCCGACTTCCGAGGCCCAGCGGAACAGCGAGGAGACCGCCTTGCGCATATGCCGCGCGCTGGAGACCGAGCCCTTCTTGCTGGTGCGGCCCTTCCTCACGATCAGCTCGCCCGCGATGATATCCTTCTGCAGCTGTGCAATGTCGCGGTTGGTTACTTCGCGGGCAATCATTGGCCCGAGGCGCGGGCGCACGAAGTGATTGAGCCGCCCCGTCAGCTCGGCGTGGCTCTTCATGCGCGGCTTGATCTTAACGATCACGCCTTGCTCGGTGTGTTTCTTATGCTCGATCTCCTCGCTGATCCACGCGACAAATTTATCGATCAGATCATCAACGGTGACCTCGGCCTGCTTGGCAGCGATGGCGGTGGCTTGCCGCGCCGCCGCCGCGATATCCTGCCCGTTGTCGATCTTCACCTTCAGCCGCGCCGCTGCCTTGCGCCAATAGATGACATTGTGCTCGGCCTGATCGTAAACGCCGAGCCGATGCGTGCCGCGCTTCTTCGTCAGCGGATGAGTATACTTCAGGAAGAAGGTCGGCGGCGCGGTGGGGCTCAGGCTGACGTACAAGCCCCGGCAATCCTTGTCGTAGATTTTGCGGCGCTTCGGTACTTCGGCGCGGCAATCTTTTTCAGTGATGTTCCTCGGCATGGTGATGCTCCTCAATGCTTGCGGCGGGATGGCAGCTCAGGCGTCAGCAATTCGAGCCTGCCGCCTGTTACGTCGATGATGATCTCGGCATGGCCTGCATTGATCAGCGCCTTGATATCGGCGGCCCATGGCAGGTGCTCGCCGAAGTCATCGCCGCCGACCAGCTGGCGGCTAGTTTCATACCAATCCGAGTCGGCCTTCGGATTGCAGCCCTGCGCATGCGCTACATAGGAGCGCGTGCCGCTTTCGATATCGCGCGGCTCGCCATTGCTCATCAGATACACGCCTTCGTCATGGACCAGCAGAACAGCCGGGGCTTCGACGGGCGCAGTGATGGCCTTGCCATCGCGATAATCCACCAGCTGCTCGCCTTGCTTCGGCGCAGCGAGCGAATGATCGACTACGCGCAGCAGATCGGCGGATTTGAAAATCAGTTTCGACATGGTGATGGTTTTCCTTTAGATTTTGTTATCGGACGCGCGGCCAATCCGCTTGACCTGCGGGCCGTTGGTAGCGGTGTCGCTGATCCACCAGCAGTCGCTGCCCGCTTTGTTCTCTGGCTTCAGGCAGTAGGTGGCGACATGGTAGAGCGAGGCCTTATCGCCGATGATCTCCTTCTTCTTAACGATGAAGCTGATTTTCTCGGGAGCCCACTCGCATGATGGGGCTTGGCTCATCGCCTGCTTTCGCGCGGCGCTCTTCGCCTGCACGGCCTTCATGGCGCTGTTCTCGATCCGCCATGTCTGCCGCATCGCATTCTCGCCGACGATGTAAACCTTGCTCGCATCATCGCGCTCGCTGCACATGATGGTGGATGCAGGCCAGAGCACGGTAACGATATCGCCGACCGCCGCCGCATCAGCGGCGGTCTTCTCGGGCTCGGTTTGCGTCGGCTTTGATGGCTCCGAATTGAAAGCGCCGCCGAGCCAGAGCAGCCCGCCGGTCATTGCGGCGATGATGATGATTCCGTTTCTCATGGTGATGTTCCTTTTTACTTTTCGGTTTCGTTGTGGGGATGATCGGGGTGCGGCATCAGATGCGCGTGCTCCAGATCGAGAACGAGGTAGTGGCCGTTGATATGCAGGCCCTCGCACCAGCCGCGCGACTCCAGCTCCTGCCGCAGGTTCTCTTCGCTCTGATGCTGATACCAGCCGCCGCCCGCATTGAAGTTTGCGATCAGCTTGCTCAGCATCATGATGGCAGGGCCTTCGTTATCGCCCATGTACAGCACGCGCATATCGGCGGGCTGCGCCATCGTGAAAGCCAGCTCGCTGACTTTGCGCGCTTTCGGATGGATGAGCAGATCGCCCTCGCTCCTGATGAGGCCGCGCTTCAGCATCACCGCGAACTTGGGATCATCAAGCTGCCATTGCAGGGCTGCGCCCTCGGCCTTCTCCAGCCGCTCTAGGCATCCCGCGATCTCGGCGCGCTCTTCTTCAACCGCGTCGAGGATCGCCTGCCAATCATCGGTGCAGGTCGGCTCGGTGATGGTGTCAAGATTGTCGGCAGGCTCCAGCATGAAGCGCGTGCCGCCTTGGTGCTCACGCTGCTCGGGATCAACGAAGTCGATCCAGATGCGCAGGCCCAGCTCCTCGCTGGTGAAGTTCGGGCAAGAGTCGTTGTGCCATGATGAGTCCTCGAAGCCTTGCGGGATCGCGGGCATATCGGCGGGCGGGAAGTCGGGGAACTCTGTTCGATATTTACTCATTTGCAGATCATCCTTTGATGGGGTTGGAAGCAGTCAGGGCGGCCCGATGGGCCGCCCTTTGATCCAGATCAGGCTTTCGGAGCGGTGGCAGAGAGCGTTCCGTCCTTCTCGTGCTTCAGCTTCATGCCCTTGCGAGCGCAGATCGCCTTGATGTTGATCGAAGGCCATTCGACCGCCTCGGCGATATCCTTGCGCGTCACCGCCTTCGCGCCGGTCAGCATCTTGATGACGATATCGACCTTCGACTTGCCTTCGGCCTTCGGCTTCTTTGCGGGCTTCGCAGCCTTGGCCTTCTTCGCAGGCTTGGCCTGCTTCGCTGGCTTGGCCTTCTTCGCCGCGCGCTCGGCAGCTTCTTCCTTTGCTGCCGCGAGATCGGCCTCGCTCGGCTTGCCGCTGATCGGCTTGCTTGCCTTGGCCGCCACCGCCTTCTTTGCGGCCTCCAGCTCGGGCGAGTCGATTCCCTTGCCATAGCTGGCGGGCACGAGGATCGATCTGCCATCATCGGTGATCGCGTAGACCAGCGCCTTGCGGCCATTGTTAGAGGTCGCGTTCAGCTTCACCGCTTCGAGCCGCGCCGAGGTCAGCGAGTCGAACTCGCTGGTCTGCTGCTTGCCGCCCTTCAGGATATTGGCGGTGAACTTCTTGCAAGCCGGGATCAGCGCGAGATCGGCGGCATCGGCGGGGTGAATTTTCTTCGAGGTAGTCATGAGTGAAGTTTCCTTTTTTTCAGAAGCGCCTCGCGGAATGCTTGGCGGTTCTGACCGCCTAACCCCGCGACCTTTCGGTGGCGGGGCGGCGGTAGCGGCTCGGGATCAAGCGCTCATTGCAAGGCTCCCTCGGCTTGGCGATGGAAGCTCAGCGCGAGCAGCGCTCGCTCGATCTCCAGTTTGCGGATCGCGGCCTGCAGATCGGCGAGCTTGCGGCGCAGCTCGGCGATGCGGGCGGTGATGATCTCTGCCTCGGTCATGCCGCACCGCCAGATATGAAGGCGGGCTCGTCGCCTTCGCTGCGGCAAACGAAGCAGTAGCCAGTGTCAGAAGGCATGCCGCCCATCTGCCAGCTGCCAGCCCAGCCGAATTTTTTCGCGAGGGCCTCGGCGGCCTTCGCATGATTGCGCTCGGAAGAGAGGCCTGAGTCGTAGTGCAAGGTGATGCTGCCAGCGGCAGCGCTCGCTTTGATGCGCGAGCCCTTCACGTTCGAGGCGGGAAAGTATTTGGTGGTGATCGCTTGATAGGTAGCCAT